TCTAATCTAGACGCTAGAGTGGTTTTACCGGCTTTTGGTTTGCCAAATATAATTAAGAATCGAGGATTCTCTACTTTGGCTTTTACTTTCTCTTTCGGTAATACAATCATAAAGCTTTAATTATATTGTATCCTCTGAGAATGCTTTGGTAGTTTCTGATAGTTTGGATATTTATTTAGAATAAACCACGATTTTTAATCTTAATCGTGATATCAATAATAGTCTTTTTAGTTTTCGGTTTCAAATGGTTCAATGAACCAGTTGCAATCGGGATGATATCGTAACCAATCTGTACGAAGTTATCAAAAATCTTAATCGGTGTACCGAATTCATCTTCAAAGTCATAATCCTTCTTAAAAGGATAATTCTTCTTAGCATAAATATCAAGTGCAGACAATGCATTAAAGAATTCTTTTTCAAGGTCAAAGTTAATGCTACCATCAGCAAAGCACTTGAACGGACATTCTGCACATTCCTTAGGCAACCATCCAATGTTATGAGTCTTACTCAAACCAAGAGTAATATAATCACCAGCACCAGCATATTCAATGCCATAAGTACATTTAGGATAGTCATAATTACTTTCTACTGTTAACCAAGGATAAGCGTTAACAACACGTTTCATCAAAGATTCTTTGTAGATATCTGCAGTTTTATTGTTTTTCGGTAACTTAAATGTATATGTTTTCATAATTTTCAGCCTTTTTAATTGTTATTACTAAACGAAATCTTCATCACTGGTTCCTCATCTCGTATAGTCTCAATTAAGTTATTGTATTTCAAATCGTTATCAAACTCTAATATCGCACATTCTCCTGCATCCCTATTTTTAAGTATATGCAAGTAGACTTTATTCTTCACTAGTAAACGATTTGGTCCATACTGTTGTATATTGAGTAGTTCCGGTCTGTGGATACATATAACATAATCAGATGCATGAAATATAGTATCAGCGGAAGATATATCACTACGCATTGGATAATGCATAGAGGGGTTGTTAATTCTTTCAGGACTCTCAATGTTTCGATTCATCTGTGATAACTGAATTATAGTAGTATCAGGTAACTTCTTTACTCTGATAAATAGTTTCTGTAAATCTGAAATCACTTGCAGGGCTGTTTCACGAGCTTGACCTTCAACAAGTAAAGTATGATCAAGTATAATCACAAATTTCTTGCCTTTAGCCTTATTCTCGTAGAAATAATTTATAGTAGATGCTATATCGTCAACAGTACCCGGTGTATCTACATAATATATCGGATATGATTTTATTTGTTGAGAAGTTTGTTCAACTTTAGCTAATAAATCATCATCTAATTCATTATTAGCACTGTATAGCTCTGCAGTAGTTTGCCTTAGCTTACTGCTCATTTTTCTACCTACCTGCCTAGAACTTAACATCTCAAATGAGAAATTAAGTACTATAACATCCTGTTTAGAATTTAAATCTATTAAATCAGTTTCAAGCGTATTCACAAATGAAGATTTCAGTGTTGTTATCGTATAGTTTTTTATCTATACTTCTATGTTTTGTTATTCAACATAGCTCCGCGTACCTTTTTATCCACTTATTTCAGTTGGGATATCGAACACTCTTGGGAATATTATATTTATTCAATTCCTACGCTGTACGGTGATAAATAGCCTTTCGTAATCTATTTATTTACCACGGGATTAACATTTCAGTCTTCCCCGTATTTGCTCGATAATTATCATATATCATTCCTGATATAGACGGCAATATTCTGTATTACCACTACCAGATATACCTACTATAGTATATATCGTATTAGGTTCAATACCGCCCATACAGGATTTATTGAACTTATTCCATCTTGTACGTAGTGAAATAATCTCATGATTTTTTCTTCTACGTATATACTCTACTGCTTCATTTGTAGCTGAAGATATATGACGGAATGGTAGTGTTTTAGATAAGTTCTGTTCCATAATTATAGTTATCTATGGTTGAAGGTTTATCTAATTTCATTTGTTCATCATAGGTTTCCCACTCGTGTTGAGTAAGCCATTTCCACATAGTTTTCATATAACCCATTTTACCAGTCATCATCTTGTTATCTATCTCAAATTTAAGACAATTAATAAGATGTTGATGCATAGCTTTGCTTTTGCCTACTATACGATTATACTCTTTTCTACATTTGTTTACATTTGCTCTGAGGAAACCTTTAGTTCCATCAGGTCTCATAACATAAACTGGAAATTGGTCATAAAATTCATCAAACATAGTTTTATCTTCTTTTAGAAGTTCAACCAATTTGCTTGTTTTATTTATGACTTTGGTATCTCCATCATACTGGATAGAGATTAAACCTAAATGCTCTAACTCTCGTATTTCTTCTTCATTAACTAGGCTGAGAAGTCTCTGAATGTCTTGATTGATTGTTTTGATATCACTCAATACGATAGTTAGGAATACTAATTGATTAATAGTTAGGTTGGGTATTCTATCTAAGATAGAAGTATCTATTTCTAAAATCATATTCTCATATTTAAATATGAGCTTATAGTTCTTTGAAATATTTTGGTAAAGCCTTTGTTAATCCCATAGGCTCAGTTGTAACGGTTTTAAGTCTCGAATTATCTTATAGGCTTCATAAATATAATACCTATAGTTAATCTTTCTCTCTTCAATTGGTTTATCATCGAACTTATTTAAAAGAGTAACACCAGATGCAGTAAGCATATTCTGATATGACTTTTCTTTTGCAATATAGCTTTGTCTTCCTACATAAGGTTCATAGTATTCTACTACTTCACCTTCTGCATGACCTGTATATTTCCATTTCCATAAGTATCCACCATTAGTAGATGCATAGAAACGATTAGTTCGCTGTTGTTCTTGGTTCATGTATTCAACATGCCATTGTTTACCAGTTTTCTCAGACATTAAGAATTTACGTATATCTGTACATCCTTTTATAGTGTCTTCTACTGGTATACCATCTACAAAGTACTTTATAATAGCTTCAGGTATTATCTTTGCAGATAATCCCTTACCTAATAGTACTTTAGTAATAAACATACCTTTTGTCTTAATTAAATCAGGATTTTTAGTTTCCTTATATCCTTCTTTAACTGCAATGTAGTCATTAATTGCATATTGGTACATAGCTTCAAAACGCTCTTCTTCAAGAGTAAGTCTTGTAAGTTGTTCCCATTCTTGACAAATCTTGTTAGCCTGTTCATATATACTTTTCTTAAGTAATACAAATAAACCATCAGTATTTGCCTGGACGATTCGGCATCCTATTTGTGTTAGCCTTTCAGCTAACATTAGCAATAATAACTGTCCATTTATTCTAATTTGCATTACTGCAAAAGGACTATAACAGAAGTTATGTTGATTTTGTAGATTACCTGACAAACCATTCAATGCCAACTTTAATGTCTCATTCTTCACTTTATCTCCATTATGCTTAGCTTCTATTCTTTCATCTTTAATTTGAGAATATACTTCTAAGAATTCTGGACCAAGATGCTTAGGATAGAACTTATATTCTATTAGCATACTTGGATATAGTGAAGCAACATCAATATCTATTAGCATTTCGTCTTCTTTAGGAATAATGATTTCAGGATCATTTTTAGAATGAATCCCTCCTACTCCCACAGTATAGCGCAAACCATTAAATATGAAGTTGTTTTCGTAACCTTTCCTACCAGGAGATACTATCTGACTTTTCATATCATCTAATACTCTTTGTAGAATAGGACTATCATACTTAATGAACGGTAGTATTACATCCTTTAGTGGTATATAATCCATTGGTGATCTTAATCCTTCAATATCCCACCAGGTTAAACCTGTTTTCTCGAGATACTTTTGAGTTAAGATTTTCATTCCAATGTTTACACCATCCTTACTAAGGACTCGTACTCCATATTCATCTTCAATAGCTATACGTAAATCAATATCTTTCTTACATCTATTTAAAAGCTCTGCAGTTGACTCTATATCATTGATATTATAATCAATCATATTGTCAAAATCTTCTAATAGAAGAGGCTTACTCCAATCACATACAAATTCTTGTACATTAGGATATTGCATAGTTACTTGAATTTCTTTCAAACCTACTCTAAGTTTATTAGAGTAAAGCATAGTAAGTAAATCAAAAGTATCAAACCAAATCTGATACTTCCAATGTTTCCAAGCTTCTATATTATCTTCTGTAGAAGTAGTAATAGTCCTACTTAAGTTAAATATAGAACTACATATTGTAGCTACATTATAACTCATGAGTTTATCTTCATACTCTATAATATAATTTACTATAGGGTTATCATAATGTAGATTATTGTATCCACAGAAGATAACCTCAGATTTTATTTCTAAATCTGTAGTATAAAAATCACCCCATTTTATGTAAGAGTCTACTTGTTTAAAGAACTTTACTAATTCTCTTAGTTGATTCTTTCTTTCAGAGATTTCAAATTTATATATTTCTCCTGTTTCTGTATTTTTAACAGAACAGTGAAAGATATTTTGAAATACTTCAATATCATATACATAGACCTTCTTGTCGCGTATAATCATATCAAAAATATTAGTTAGATTCCGTGGTCAGACTCGAACTGACACAATCACACAGACTTACATTTTGCTGTGGCTCTAACCTCTTCTTAAGCTACACGGAAAACAGTACCATTTCAGTTCTGGTACAAGAACTTCATGAAAAAAAAACGAAGAATTAAGCTGCTCTAAGCATAGGCTTAATTACCTTACGATAATAGCTACGGCTAGATGCTATATCGGCTGTTCTTTTATCTTTTCCTTTACAGCCTCCAACGTGCTGTTTTCTGTTCTTATTTCTATCTTCATAGAATGATAAGAATTTCAAGGGACATTTAGGTTTCTCTAAACGAAGCCTTGCTTCTTTTTGTTTTGCTAATTGTTTAGCTTTTTGTTCTTTAGCCTGTGCTTTTTTCTTTGCACGAAGCTCTTTCAATCTCGGACTTGACCAGTCTTCTGGCTTTTTATCCTTATTCTTTTCTTTATCAGCTACACTTTGTGCTAAGCGTTTATCACGCTCATCTTTCCATGCTTTATGTCTGATTCTTTTAGCTTCTGCTAATTTCCACTCTGTATAATTCTGCTTTCCTATAATCTTGATAATTTTTAGTTAATAATTAAGCTGCTAATAATGATTTACCGTCATAGTAGATGATGTTATTATCACCCTCTATGTCTTGTACAGTAATACCGGCAAATGAAGTATCTTTTTTAAACTTCTTTGCTTCTATTGCTGCTTTCTTTTTGGCATCGTCTCTTGTAAGTGCAATAAAGTAGTCTGTCTTGAAGTCATAGACACGTTTTTCATCGTCACTACGTCTTCTCTGTACAGTATACTTAAATTTGCGCTTGTTAGGCTTCTCTTTAACAGCTAATTCAGCCGCTGTAAAGCCTTTTTGTTTGCCTTCCTTACTGGGTAAAGGCTTACGAGCTTCTTCTTCAAATTTAGCCTGCATTTCTGCAAGTTTAGCCTTCCTACTTGCTAATTCAGCTTTTTTGGCTGCTCGATTAGCTTTCAACTTATCCTTTATCTGCTTTGTAGTAAGCGTAGTAGGTTTAGCTTTGACAAATAAGTTGTCTTTAACTATACGAGTAAATTTCTTCTTCTCTTTACGGGTATAGTTCACAGTTGGATCATAGCCTGCTTTCATAAGAATTTGTTCGATACGTTCTTTCTTAGACTGTACTGTAGCCTTATTCTCCTTCATAGCTTCAGTAGCTACTTTAGTAGGCTGTTGTTTCTGTTTAGAACTCCAGGAGTTCCATTCTACTGTTTTCCCATCTTTAACTACAGTTACTAAAGACGGACCGATCTCGAAATCCCTTGTAGTTTCTACTGGACAATGTTTCTTGACAAACTTGCCGCCTACTACGATTCTGGGATAATTACGCTTTTTAGCTTTAACTGATCGTTTCTGATTTCTTAAAGTTTGTCTCTTTATCTTAAAGTTCTTATTCTTTTTCATAATCTTGATAATTTTAATGGTTATTTACTAAAGCCTTTTATTGCTGGCTTCTTTTTCTCTATCTCATAATATACCATGATAGCTTTGTTATTCCAACTTACTGAATCTATGGTATTGTTATCAGCAATATCTTTGAGAATAGAATTTACTCTATTCTCAAATTTACTGCTACTTTCAAAAAAAACTTTTACGTATATAATATACTTTTTTCATTTTTTTATGCTGCTAATGATAACGGTGCTTCTTCAATATTGAGTTCTGCACTATTATTGAAGTCTTCAATCTTCTTGTTCAAGGCATTTATTTCCAGCTGTAATTTAGCCTTCAAACTACTAATATAGGCAGAAGTTAATTCTTCTGTCTTATCTAAGTTTTTCTTGCCTTTAGCACGCTTAAGTTTAGGATCAAGAGTCTTAATCTTACTTAAGTGAAACAACTGTTCTTGCTTCTCTGACAAAGTAAAGATATCAAGATAGTTGTTAGTTATTGGTAACTCAGAGAACTTCTTATAACCCATATTGATACACTGTAAGTACAGTTTCAATAGGATACGTTCTTCTGCTTTTGCTTGGATGTCAAGAATCAGCGCCTTCAAATCAAAGTTACGCTTAGCTCCCGTAGGGATAACATTTTCATTCTTGATAATATTCCAGTATTTAGTAATCTCATTACTAAGTTCTTTACGACGTGTAATAATATATTTAGATGTAATTGATTTCATGTTCAAGTTGATTTTTTTAAGTTAATACTTGACCAAATTACGTCTACTAGTGTAGTACTGATGGGGCTCAAACCCATAACCGTCAACTTAGAAGGTTGATGCTCTATTCAATTGAGCTACAGTACTGTATTTAAACGGGGCCAATTCACCCCGTGAAAATATATAGTTTCTTAGATAATATTCCAATTCAAATATTATAAAGTTTTAACCTTGCCTAGTTTTACAGGTATAACTACGCCTGGTCTAATTTCAATACCAGCAAAGCCAAAAGTATTATCACTAATGACTACTTTGCCAGTTAGGCCCTTCTCTTTTGCGAATTTTTCAATAGCTTCCTTATTGATATATTTAGAGCGCAGCTCTCCAGTCGAAGCTGTTCTCAAGTTATCGAATAAGATATCTATAACGCAATCGAGATCACGATTTTTTACTGCTTCCTCAAGTAATGCTTGTGTAATACCATTGAAAGCTATTTCATTCCTAGTTCCACCAGAACCAGTTATTGCATCTGCAATACGAATTGCTACATCAAGAATACTCACCGATTCATAAGTATTCAATAGCCGTTGCCACCATAAAGGTCCTTTGCCATAGTAAAAGAAGACCTGACCATCCTCTCTTACAGAAGTAGCATTAGGAGTTATCTTAGAGCTTCCGTCCCAACTCTGAACTTTAGCTAATATGGTAGGCTCAGTGTTAATAAGTATTTGCAGAAGATCAACTCTAGATTTAGATATTCTGCTCATAGCTTACTTACTCTGCAGATTCTTCCAAGTTTACCTGGAGTGTAACTTCAGATTCATCAGAAACTACGCCACACTGCCGTTGGTATTCCAGTTCCATGCGTGCTGACTGGTCCATCATATCTCGTACAGTCTCACTAAGTTTAAGATACTTGCGAGACAATTCCTCATAGAAATTGAGGACACCGCGATTGTGAATAGCTAGCATTTCGTTCAGCATAGACAACTCCTCTGCTGCGAAGAACATCGGGCGACTGCCTTTCTTGCCGATACGTTCAATACATTCTGCTACACTTTTCCGGTCTGCCTTGCTAAATTCTGGCTTAACTAACTGGAACACAAGGTTCGGGTCGTTATCGTCAGGATTCAACATAATTTTCGGCTCACCGTCCAAGTCTTTGGCAATGAACTTAACGTCTAAGATGTCAATAGCCTTCACTACAAAGATATTGACTTCTTTCCGTAAAGTATTCTTATCGTTGAGCACATCTTCCTTCCACTTCAGGTCAGGATTGGTTGCTACTACGGTATAGATTTGTTCGCCAAAATAGCGACCATACTCTTTTGCTGTTGCCCGGTAACGAGCTAAAACCTGAGAGGCAACGCTCTGGTTACCTACTAATGCACTCACTACTGGTGCAGATACTTTATTATCCATAAGAATGTTTCCTTTCTGAGTCCGTGCTTGATTTCACCAATACGAAACTCTTCTTAGTTTTTTAGTTAATACTTTGTTAATGCTCTCCACCTTTCGATTATTTATTTACTAATGTACTCGTCTTATATAGTACCGCTTTAAAAAGCTTTGAAATATTAGCGTGAATTCAATCACATAATCTACTCAGTTTACTTTGAAAATAAATTTGAAAAATCTATGAGAAATACTCTGAGAGTTACTTCTGATAAAAAGATATGAAAATACTTTGTATGTTTATAGATAGAATTATTTGTTTACAAAAAGTCTATCAACTCTTGCGTATTCATTCAGACCGTTTTTACGTTGCGCTGAACTTTCAATACGAAAACGTCCGTACTATATATCATATAATCTAGCATAAGTATTGTACTAGTATAATATACAGGGCCTATCATCGACAACTGGTATGTCTACAGGCATATAGGAATTACAACATTCTACGCGAATGAGGGTCGTTTAATCTAACGTTACTAAAATCACAAGCTCATTGCTTATAGCATGACCCACTTGTACCATTTCCAGGATTTGTTTGTTTATACTGCGCGAATATTGGGATTTCCACCCTTCATCGTTCCCTTGTCTTGCTTATGGATACTTCACATAAGTGTACTACTACCCTTATAGAGACAGTATAAGAAGTAGCAACAGGTTGCTAACGATTCAGCGTTCTCTCACATATATAGTTGCTGCTATATACTTTACGAGTGTCTTAACAGTCAGCATAACGGTTGGCAGTCGGGGTGACTCGGACTCCATATTCCATACTTACAACGTATGTTTATACTTCTGACCTATCATTGAACTTCCCAGTTATTAAAGGTTAAACATTAAAGCACATTTACTCATAGCTGGCTTTATTCAGCGTAGATACATTAGTAAATATAGTATAACATCTTATACTCCTAACCTAATGACATAGTCTTCTGTATCTCCTTAATTTAAGTACATCTATTAATAACAACAATTCTGGATTGAACCGCATTATATTAAGACGAAGTTTACATATCTTGAAACTTATAAGCTCTGCCGTTTTTTAATAGGTGTTTTCTCTGCGTCACCTTAGTGTATTTTTGCTGCATAATATGACTTGCTAAAGGTCACTGCATCTAGAATCAGGGTTATCGCGCCCTCAAACCGCTTAGTCCATCTGGGACTAGTCATTCCTCATTCAATTATACTCACACGAACGACTAAGCACGTGAGCCACTTCAGTCTTGAAAGGCTGTATCAATCTCATATACATCACCCCTACTTCATCCTTGGAACATTGCGTATCCACCTTCACGAGGACCCTATTTACCATAAGGCACAGGATTGGCTCCTGCTCCACGATAATCAGTCAAGTTTACATAGTGTGTACCATAACACGGTTACCCTTACATTAGTATCAGTAATTTACTACCTTCATAAGCACAAGTTCCAGTATCCACAATTGCATACTGCATCACAGCTGATGTGTGCTGAACACTATAGTTAGCAATCTATTTTTCCTTTCTGGGCGTATAGTTACGCTTTTGTTGACCGATTTTGGAGACCGGTGGTCGCGTTTCTGCTATCTCTTTTTTTCCATGAGTTGGCTGCTTCTTAAGGTGAAACTAACCTTTGCCTCTCGGCTTTACTTATCCTTTCCAAAGGGATAAGTCAGGAACCCTATTGCTCCTGTTTCATCATCGTGTTTATACTCCTTTTTGATTCATATCTTGATAATACATACGAGTAATATAGAAGATTTCGTTCTCCTTGCTTGCTTTGTAGTTCAGTGTGTCTTCTCTTAAACTACGAGTCTTTAGTAACAGTAATCGCCAGTACGGTTCTCATCATATCGTTACTTATAGAGGGTTATGCACTCTGTCCCCCTTTTACCTTCCGTTTTTCAGACGTTTAGGCCTATCATCCTACCTTTTGAGTAATCTTACAGTGTTAGCTGCTAACATATTCTCGGATCCTGTATCTTTTCGGGCCATAGAGAAATGATTCTAAGCTCCCTAACGGGCGCGACCAGCATTATTATATGCTTTACCGCATGACTTCCCTGGAGTGATTTACGCTATAGTTTTGCTCCTCTCGAACTATGACATAATTATAGGTTTTTATAGTGGTTAATGTCATTAACTATTTTCCACTGGGCGTTTATCTTCGGCCATATTTTCATGTTCTGGTTCTAACATAGTAATTTCACCTGTAGTCAGGTTGATTGTTGCAACAACCTTTTTACCTTTACAAATATCTACGAACTTATTTCGTACATCACTACTACTGATATAGTCAATTGGTTCCATGATACTTGCGTTAAATCCATCCAAACATTTACAAGCATTACCTACAGACAAGCGTAGGTACTTCTCGGTGTATAAGCAATTAGCTATACTGTCCTTAGTCTGATTTCTAATGATATCAGACTGGTCTCCATCTACTATAAAGTAAGCGGATTGAGCCATGATGGAGCTCAGTTTACACCGAGCTTCTTTCATGTCCTTAATGATACGTGATAGACGTATCATTTGTCTTAGTATAACTAAATTACTTACCATAGGAGTCTACTTTAGATAATGGAGTTACTGGTGATTCGTCATCAGATACCCTACTAATACTACGTACTTTTGGATATCCTGTTGAAGTCAGTTTCTCTACTACCTTTGTTCTCCACTTAACCACGGGTTTAGGTTCACCTGTAGTCTTTACATTCACAATTGCGTCTGTTGTTCCTTTCACGGATACTTCTAATGTAGATAGGTCTACTTCGACATCTATCTTCTCGACAGACTTTTTCACTTCACTACTTGCTATAGGGAATTTTGGCATCTCTATAGGTGAAGGAATTACAGGGGCTGCCTGTACTACTGTGACTGTCTGTCGCAGTCCAAAGCCAATTATGCAACTGGCGATGAACATGCCGACAGCCGTAATTATTCTAAAATTCATATTGATTATGATGTTTTAGAGAATGGTTATTCTTCTACGAAACCTACAAACTTTAAAAACCTACGCCAAGCGCTTAGTTTTTTTTTCGTCTGCCGGTTTGTCTCCACCTTTTTCAGGATACTCCTTTTCTGTAGGAGCTGTGATGGATGACTGGCAATATGCTGCCAAACGAGAAGCTGGATCACGATACAGATTGATAATCTGGCCGACTTTCAGACGTAATTCATCAGGTTTAGGACTTTCATCCTTTCCGAAGAAGTTAGTCTTGATAGAACCTATAACCATTCGAGCAATCTTACGATCATTCTCGAGTTGGTTCTTCTTAGATTCTTCTACACCGGTCAAATCGAGCGACCAATCTGCAAACAACTTATCAATATACTCTTCACCTAAGTTAGAGATAAGAGCTGTAATAGCTTTATCAGACTCAGGTTTGAGGTCTTTGTTGTCCTTCTGCTTCAAGCGGAAGTTCTCATTGATAAGAGCGCGAACCGTTTCTGCAACTTGTTCTTCACTCCAACCTGCCTTAGTCAAGTGATTGTGCAGTACAGAGTGTGCCATGCACGGAGAACCAGTCTGTGAAGTATATACGTATACTGAGCTTCCAAGGCCTTTCAGCAAGCTAACAGGGTTGATACGGCTGAAGATTTCATTCATCCAATCACCCACTGTCATCTCGTCTAATGCTAACTTCTTGTCGGCATTAGTTTCTTTCAGGCCGCGCAGTGTACGATACCATTCTACGGTGTTAACAATGTTCGTTGCAACGTTTCTTTCTTTACTGATGAGGTAAGTTAACGCTGCATCAATTTCCTCATCTGTAGTGATCTTATTCGGATCAAGCTCCGGTGCTTTGATAGTCTTACCAGCATCTTCTACAAGTTCTGTAGGAACTTCTGACTTGTTAAAGTCAATAGACAACTGGCTGCCATCTCCTCCCGGTAATGCTTTAGCTGGAGCGAGCTTAATGCCCAACATTTCAGCCATACCTTGCAACGGCATGAGTTGATTTGCATCAATCATAAGTTGCAATTCACCACGTTCACCACGGTTGAATAAGTCCTGACGTATGTCAACAAGGGCTAACAAGTTTACGACATCAATAGTACGGTTGATGTCAGCGTATACTTCAGGATAACGCTTTGCAAGTTCTTCGTTGTTAGCGTAACGCTGTTGCATTACGAATGACAACATAGCCTTTCCATCTACTGAAGAGGCTGTAGAACCTACAGGAATACCAGCACCAGTGATACCGCCTACAAGAGAGGTTGCACGTCTGAGCGCTTTCTCTTCTGGAGAAGGTTTATTCTCGTGAGAAACATCCTCAGGGATGATAGTAGGAATTTTGTCTTTTTTCTTTTTGGGTGTCTGACTTTGTTCCTTATTATCCTTAGGAGCCTCAGCTGCCGGTTTTTCTACTTGAGAAGGTTTGTCCTTCTCTTTCTTGTTTCCCTTGTCATCAGAAGGCTTGTCTTCTTTCTTGCCTTCTTTCTTGTTTGCAGCATTCTTTGCTTCTTCTTTAGCTGCTGCTTTTGCTGCTTTCAAAGCTGCTTTTCTTTCAGCTTTAGTCATTTCTTTTTCTGCCATAATTTTGATAATTTTTGGTGGTTAATAATACGTTAGTTCAGTCGATAGAATATTTAGAGAGGTCAACTATCATCCTCTATTGCTGGTGAGTCACGCCCGTTAGTATAGATATTACTAATCAATGCGTCTGATAACTTTAATTTCAATTCTGTCATGTTACTCACAACCCCAGATAGGCAATCGGTAGTACCTTCTGTCACTGTACACACTAAGCTTTGTGTGCATGTAGAATTGAAGTCATCAACGGTGTTGACTAGCTGAGTAATGGAAGTAGTATGATTGACCTTCTTAGAGGTTTCTATTACTTCCTTACTCAACATACCTACTAACAAGCCAGCTATGATGCAGGAGATATAAATCCACCACATCTTGTCACTGCGAAAGTTTCTCGCAAGAACAAATGCTACTATTAATAGCACAATAATCCAAATTGCTGACATGTTTGTAAATTTTTTAGTTTAACAATTGTTTTAACTTTTCCCGAGCTTTGTTAAGCTGGGATTTTACCTGGCTCTCTGTGAGGCCAAGCTCTTCAGATATTTGTTTGTAAGACAAATTCTGAACTGTTCGTAGTTCAAGTATATGACGATACTTATACCGGAGTCTGCTAAAGGCATCTGAAAGTCTCTCATCTGTTTCATTGAAGATGTAATTATCTTCAGGTGAGTAGTCGGCCGAACTTCTCAATTGAACAGTGCTAGTACTATCGTCTAGCCAATAATTTGCATTCTCTTTCTTAGTACGTCTAATATAATCAATACTACTATTTATAGCTATAGTTTTTAACCACATTTCAAATGAAATATTGTTAACATAACTCTCTAGCTTTGAAAAAGCTTTAATAAAAGTAACAGATAATAAATCATCTGCAGCATCTTTATTATTAACAATACGATATATCGTATTATATATAATTCGATTATACTTCTCATAAAGCTTTGTGAAGGCAATTTGTTTACCTTCTTTCGCCTGTTTGATCAGATCGAAAAGCTGTTGTCTTTCTTCATCTGTCATAATCACGGGCTTTTTAGTGAGTATAGGGTCAACCAAGACCCTATACCCTTAGAATGGTAATCCAAGTATATACCTGCAATGCCATTCATTCCACTCGTCATATAGTTTATCAAAAGCGTCCCAAATACATTCCATAAATTCAATCTTTAATTCGCGAGTGAGAACTTCGACTGGTAATTTATTCACCATACCACAGACAATTCTAATTCTAACTTTTAAAGTAACCTTAGAAGCTATGCCAATCTGTTGTATTATGTTCATGTCAAACCATGATATTATCCTAGCTAAGTTCTGTTTATCAAAGAATTTATGGAATTCTGTATTTTTAATTTCTCGATTCTGTATTCTTAAGAATACATACCAAGATGGTCTCCAATTTACTTGAGAATATCTTATAGGACATCCTCTTAAGTATGGATATGCGGTGAGACTATTTACGACCATAGCGAGTGCTATTAATTATCTTCAGCATTAACACATTTATCTGTGCTAAGTTGAAATCAGTTACACTGAGAATATATGCTTTTGTAGCTTCAATTCCTCTACCGGGAATCTTGATATCCTCAAGATATCTGTTAGTGAATGCCTTTAATTGTTCATTGCTGATATTTGGCATCTTCGTACCGCGAATAGATTGTCTATAAGGCGGTAGGGTACATATTTCTGAGTATTCATACTCTAAAAACAAAAAAGAATCAGGTTTTTGACATACAGTTTGTATCTCAATAGATTCTTCAGAGAGTACTGTAAACTTTCCCTTTTGAACAAGGTCATTTATTAACAGTGCAGAAGTAATCCTAAGACAAGGAACTTCTCCAACTATATTGGCTAACAATTCAAATTGCTCTCCAATAATACGATAGATTCCAGGATGATTTAATTTCATGACTTTTTATTGATTTCTTTTACAAAGTTACTTACTACTCCTGATATTGCAGACATAGATAAGTCTGGATATTTATCGAGAAGTTTACTAATCGCTTCAGACTCTGAACGAGACTGATTAAGTATACTGATAAATTCAGTACGTTCAGCCTTAGAGTCAAACCAGGCAAAATATCTTATACGCATTGCTCTTTGTAGTTTCTTGCTTTTATTTCAAGTTCACGAAATTTTCTCTCATCTTCAGAAGTCATTCCGTCCACATCAATAAGATGTAGAATTTCTGTACCTCTTTCTTCCCAGAAGAAGAAGATGTTTCTTACTTTAGAAATACCTTCTTTATAGTGATACCTGTTCTTGTAACACTGTGGCACGACAGAGTTGATACGCTGTATCAATTTCTCTTTCATTCGTAATTCCTTACTTACCTTATCTAAGGGTTCAGGAAGTTTCTCTCTGATAAAATTAATTAATCCCATTTCAAATTAACAATTTATTGATTAAACCTAATTTTCTTGTAGTAGAAGTAGGACTCGAACCTACATATAGCACTCCTGCCTTGAACTTGGTGGTGCCTGAGGGGATTGGGTATCAGCTCCTTTCCCGCCGCCCCCGCTCTAACCAATTATAGTTATTCTACTCCAGCTTTTTACGACATTAGCTTAGCCGTTCAGATTATCACGCTGCTAAGCGAGTATAATCCATTACATAACTTGTATTGCCAGTTATCTGCTTATTGACCTATTCTATTTCCTCTATGTCGCTGTCAAAACCATAATGCCCCGATTGCAGCTCAGTTGCCATTTGTGTTATTTCACACATGAGGAAGAGTTACCCATCACAGGAGCTGCCACTGGTTCGAGTCGAACGAACATAGTGGAGCATACGGGAATCGAACCCGTGTCCAAACGACGATTCAATAGACCTAACAGTCAATTTCTTTAATGCATTTTATCTATCCATTTTATGAACCAATCAGGTGCATACATATGATTTTCCCATATTAACATAGGAAATATCAATATAGGAAGACACAATACAAATAGTATACGATAAAACCATTTCATATTTCTAAATAAGGCTTATTAACAGTAGTATTATAGTAATAATTCCTACTGTAAACATAGAATAAAATACAGCCTCAATCCATGTTCTTTCTTTTTTACACATAATATTAAAAATTGTGGGTATACAGCCGACCAAAGCTATATACCCTATGGTCTTGAGAATGGTTAGTTCTCTTATACTGATCTTGATAATATATGAATAGGATTTACGTGGTTCGATCCTTAGCAACGTAAATGATACAAGATACACACTATTCAGTCTGATTTGATATCTCGACTAAGGCAGTTCAGCATTATTACTAATGCGGGACAATCTTATTGTCGCGATCCCAGACATATGATCAGTAGTACACAGTAGTTCCTCATTACTGATACAAAGATACTAAATGAGACCTGTTAATTCAGGTCTTTGTGGCGTCCAATTTCTCCCGGCAAACCTAACGGTTTCTACCTAAATTCCCCATAAACACTAACCTGTTTGGATACAAAGATACTCAGGTTTCGGAACCTCTTTTTTTATTTTCTCTGTCTTTAGCGATTACGCTGCGGAATCAGAGAATTCCAACGGTAAGACCATGAGTTCGGGAAGATCTCGTCCAATTCTCTTTGAGACTTGTCGATATCTTTGTCGATCTCAATGAGGTCCTTGTCGAATTGCTTCTTCAGTGCAGGAGCTTCATCGTCCCATGCCGTAATGGGCTTCTTGCCGCTCTTCACGTCTTCGGCAATTGCATGCAATTCCTTCATATAAGTCTTCATACGTTGATTTACGCGGTTACTACGGCGTAACTGCAATGCTGCGGATTTCTCAGTGTATTCACACTTTTGAACCACGTCGATGAGTTCGTTCGTGAGCTTTTCCTTGCGGCGCTCAGCGATCTTTTCGGCTGCTTTCTTTACTACTTCATCGGTTACTTTGTTTGCATTCGAGATTGACTCTTGGATGTCGTCACTCTCGTTGTTTACATCAAAGATGTTCAGTTTGTTTTCTTCTGCCATAATTTGATACTTTTTAATGGTTTGATACTATAGTTAATAATCACGAAATAATTTCGATAAAATCACATCCTTTGAAATATCTTCTTTTTGCTTCTAATACTGCTACGAATATATTACGAACATAGATATCTATAGACCTGTAATTGTTACTCTTGCATTGTAGTTTTGCAGATTCAATACTAAAATTACCAAAGTATGATACAGCTCTAATTCTTTCTTGGATGTTTTCTGTTGGGTATATCCTAACTAAAGGACGTATAATCTTACCCATTACGTACGGATTCTCTACGCTCCTTATTCAATCGTATTTTACGTTGTCGGTAACTTTCATGTTCACCTGCTTTGACTTGTTTACGATTGATATAGGATTGTTCACGCTTACGTTTATTAGCTGTTAATAGAATAAGATAATGATTTACTCTTCTCTCTTCTATCTCCAGTTCTTGTTTGAGTTTATCTACTGCTTCTTGGCATATAGCAATATACTCTTTGTTAGGGTTCACTTCCTTACTTTCGAGTTCTATGAATACCTCTAACGGTTTAATACGTTTTGTTTTATTCATTTTTTTGATAATTTAGAGTTTAAAAAAGAACCATTCTACTTATTCGTATTTCTTATTCGTAGATGACCCATATCCTTCTTCTGACCAATGTTAATTGGTTGACCGTTGTATAGTCCGTAGGTACTTGTGTCTCCTATGAGATCTCCCTTTAGGGGTTTGGTCATAAATGGTTCTTGGTTGACTGAAATCCACCATTTTACTAACAATTTAAATTAGTAATATATAACAGCGGGCGGATACTCTGGCGAAGTATCCTCCTTGGACTGTTCAAGTTGTTGCATTCTGAGTTTACACTCATGAGTACATTCACTACAGTTAATTTTATTGTTAAGTGTAGGACAATCGTTTGTAACTAGATATAATTCTCTTTGTAAAAGAGAGTTTGTTCTAGCTACTTCTGACAAAATGATATTGGGATCTTGTCCAAATATAGGAGCGTATTCTTTGACAGTGTTAATATAATACTGTATTAAGCTCCTTTTGTCTATTTCCATGACTTCTTTCGATTGTAAGGCTCCATTTTCTTGTGCTTAGGCTTCTTTTTGAAGTCTTTCTGCTGATTTTCGTATTCTCTTTCCGTTCTTGCCATAACTAGTATAGTTTGAGAATAGAGTCAAAACCTTTGATTATCTCAGGAAGCTTTGATAAACCGTAGTTGTGTAGCACTACTTTTACCTTAGAAGCTGAACTCTCTGGAGTATTGATAATAATACGTAATACTCTAGTTGTAGCCTGGTCTTCTTTGTTAAGAAGATATTTCAGTAATTCCTTACGGAATACTTCTTCATTCATCAATGATGGAGTTCCGATTTCATTGATGATATTGCTACAAAGTTCACTTACAGCCTTTACAGTGGTTGATATAGAAGCTTTGTTAGCATTTGCTACAGGAGCTATTACTACTTTCTGTAGTAAAGCTTCAGATACTTCTTTATCGTCTAACACAGCGGCAGAGATATCTTCAATCTTTGCACTTGTGTTATTGAATACTAATTCAGCCATTCTTCTGATGATTTCATCATAATTCTTCTCAGGAGCTTCTCCATGGAAGGTAATAATAATTGCTTTCATTTTACTTTGATAGTTAATTAATAGTTATTTTAACTGTTATTGCGTATTCACCTAATTCAATATGAATAGCATCAGTAGGTAATTTACTGATAATGGGTAGTGGTGGATCTACCTTAATATTCATATCTGGATGAGATTTACACAGAGTTCTTGCTTTACTTAAGGGTATACCTAATATTTTAGTACAAGCAAGCAAATTTGCTAGATAATGGTCTGTACCGAATTCTATTTCAGTAAGTTTACGACCTTCTTCTACTTTAATACGAGGCATTATGAACCTCCTTTGTTAATTTCTTCTTCATATTACTTAATGTTTTAAATTGTTAATATTGTTGACGACGACCAGGATACTCTGGATTTGTTTTTAAGTTAGTATCAACTTTGTTTTCGTTCTTTCTTAGAATAAATAGTATCTATTCTAATTACATTTGTTAATAATAAGATAACAACACTTTGTTTCTATGACTCTCACTATAGTTTTAACTCATAAGCAGGATTGCTGTCAAACTTTCCTTATTGGAGTACCTGATTTTAACGTCTGCACGATTATAAACACAAATACGAGTATCTCGGATATTACCCGCTATTGCCGTATTCAAGGGAATAATATACGATATGCATTTACTTACGCCCCACAGGTTTGTCATCTTCTGAGGACGTATACTCTATCTTCACAGACTGAGTATACTTTTAACTTAAAAATAAAAGGAATTATAACTAAAATCACAAAGCGAGGTTTATTACTTTATTCTCTCTTTACGAAAGTAGTATCTTTAGTATTGTCATAAGTGTTAGACAATTTATCTAATGAGTCTTTATAGTGTTGACTTCTAGCCCCGCTCATTACCTTGTTATAAGTACTTCTGTTCGATTCATATATAGTCACAATGTCACTGTTAGACAATGAAGTTCCATGTTGCCTTAGTATATCTATTAAGACAACGTCTGGCATTGTAAGAAATACACTGTCTATGTGCATGTAACGTTTTGTGTCTTCTCGAAACTGAAGAACTTCCTGTATTGTAGGTACAGCTTCAGTATAAATTGTGTCAACACAAACTTGTTCTACATTATCCTTTTCAGGATTGATGAGATTGCTAACTTTATCATGACAGATAAAAGTTAGTGCGCTAGCAACTAACATTCCTAATAGAATTAGGATTGTTGCTAAACTCCAGGCTATTGCTGAGCCTCTTCCTCTTGAAGAATCTTGTAATTCATTTTCCATTTCTTGATAAATGTTTTAATAGTTAATAAATATGAGAACTTAATCCATACCAAAGATATGTTTCATATACAATGGCTGAAAAGTTTTTACTGCATATTCTGCTGCTTCTTTGTTAATGAACCTCAAATGAGTACCGACACTAGCACTCGCATAACCAAGGCCATCGTAAGAAGCCAGAGAGAACAAACCCGCACTGGAACCGTCTTTAATCTTGTTCCAATCAATATACCACCAACTGTACCATGTTTTGATTGGTTTGTTTTGTTGGTAGACCGGTATCCACGGTTTGTTTCCGTTGGCAATAAAGTTAATTGCTTCAGCGATAGTACTCAGCATGATGTATGACATAACATGCTCATCTAACTTTCTGCGCTTATCAATAGGTTTCTTACCTAGTACAGCACAAGCACTTTTGTAATCTTTTACTTGTTCGAACATAGTTTTGACTAATATTTGTTTAACATTTTGGATAACTGTTCAATTTGTTTAGATACTATATTAAAACTAACTCTATCTATATTCTTTATTGACTTAGCTACTAATTCTAAATCTTCTATAGATCTTCTGATAGATGCTTTAATACCTACTCTAGTAAGAGGTCCAATAGGCACTCTCGCTCCTAATTCCTGTAATTTTTTATTGCGAGCTTCAATAGCTTCAGGAAATGTAGCAAATGTTCCTACTTGAATATTAGTACCTTTATAGTATACTATTACACGGTACGGCTTACTCTTGTTATATCTACACTGATATATATACTTTTGACATTTACTTCTTGTCATTTTATAGTATCTCCTACAAAATAAGTATTATAGTATAAATAGTCTTTAACGTATACCTCTTCAGTCTTTTTACTGAAAGGATTCATGAGTTCTAACACATATGTGTCTGAGTTCCTTATATACTTATTAGTCACAATATAGTTTTTATATTGTGCTTTAAGTTCTACATAATTATAATAATCATAGTCTGCGCAATATTTACTTATTGATACTGTTGCTATTAATATTATAATTAATGCAATTAAAAATTCACTGATACTTGTGAGTATACTATTTGAATAACTTCTTCTGATTGTCATACTATGCTATTCTGATATATACTCTAGTAGGTTCGTTATCTTCCCATTTTACATTAGGGAAAGCTTCTTTTGGGAGTACTAGACTATTGAATGTATTTAAATTTATCCAGTAAGATTTACGCTTTTTTTGGTTTTTCACAGAACAAAAATAACGCTCCATTTTTTCTCTTGCTACCCATGCTCGAATTGATTTCTTTGCTCTCATAATTATTGTTTTTAAGTTAATGAATGTACTCAGAGCGGGAATCGAACCCGCATGATTGTAATAATCATCAGAGTTTAAGTCTGAAGCGTCTGCCAATTTCGCCATCTGAGCATTGTTAATAAAAAGTAAGGCATTAGTTTTCATAGGTACAAACTGGAAGATTTATTTAACCTATTACTTAACACACTCGCCACGTGAAGGCTGCCTTATGAGTGCAACTAGTATACCTATATTCACATATAAATATACTAGCAATACTACTCTTAGTATTCTACAAATCCATATTAAGCTAACGGAACATAATAAGTTGAGGACTATCCTACGCTTAGGACTAATGAGTATAACATGATTCAGAAGTTCACTATTGCATTAGTATATGGAAGGTTGTTATACTGCATGATTTTAAAGTCTGCACTAATACTACTATAACCGACTCCTTGTACTAATAAAAATTAGTCCGTCTCCTTGTTTATAGATAGATATAAGCCCCACATGCTTGTCAAGGATTCTCACCTTAAAGACACCTAGCTACAGGTCAGCTAGGATTTTTTGTATTATGCTACCCAGTCTTACAACGACTTGACTCGTTTATATCCCACAATACCACAAATATAAACTGTCTTTGATTCGCCTGCACTAATATCATAATATAAAAGAATTTCCAGCTAAGTTATTGCAACTCACTTAGCTTTCTATTGAGATATTTATGAATATAAGCCCCACAAAGTTGACACTGATTCGCACAGTGTAGAAATAGAGTAAGCGCATTAATATAGCTATGGAAAACACCACTATAAGCTATGCTAAGAGCTGTCTGATATAAGACCTCATTTTCTCTTACTCTAAAATACTTTAGTTCTAACACCTCTGCGCCTTCATACTACGTTTCTAGAACGTCGTAACGCCCCAATTAGGGAGATATACATCATACACGAGTTTTCATATATCATTGTGTTGATATAATAGTTGGAATGCTAAAGTATTGACACTTATTGTTCAGTTAGTGTCAGACTGTCAAGTACCTCATTAAGCCTATCGAGGTAATAGCTTATTCCCATCTATACTTGCTTTGGTTGGTTACTACTAAGATGTGCACTCACAGCGAACCTAACTGTGCATCTACCACGTGGATTAGTAATATATCTGTCTACCTTAGCTTATACTTCTATGTGCATTAGAAGCGAGATAGTACATTATATTACTTATTTGACTCAGCATTTATACAGGCTTGTCACTGACTATAGGCTGCCTTACATCCACGTTAAATTCCAAATAAATGGTAGGATACGATACTTGCTATGAGTAAGAATGTTGCTATTACTAAGCATATTTCAAACTCTTTGTCACTTAGGTAATTGTTTTTAGTATCCATATTCTATTGATTTTTGCATTTTACACCTAAAACTTATTAGTCGTCATACCTTTCTGATTATGGTCAGAACCACTTTGACTTAGAACCTATGTCTTATGCTACAAGGCAGCGTAGGTAATCCATTACAATGTAAGGTGGACTTAATAAGAAACTGGTGCCCTCAATGTCTTGGGAAGTTATAGAGTTTTTTTGACACTATGTGTCTTCAATTGATATTAAAATACTAAATTCGCTATATATTGTAAGGATAACAAAATCTACTTACGAAATTCATTGTCATAAGTGGAGTAGATGAGCCAAACCAACACTCCTACCCAAAAGATTGTGTAAATCCAGTCGACTGCTTCTGCCATATTGTAGTGATTATGAGATGTTTATAGATTAATGCAAAAGAATAAGATTAGGGCATTAGCCCTAATTCTTATTCGTCAGAGTCGTCAGACATTTCAACGAAATCGTCCTCGTCGATACGGCTCTCAAGACTGGCTCTAAGACTGGCAACAGTCTCACCAGGCAGCATCACAACGGTAGCTCGGTTAGATATCGCCTTCTCACCTTTACGGTCTTTACGATACTTCTTCTTCCCGCCTTCCTCATAAGTAACGTAGTGAGGTCTCATATCCAGAGTCACTACCTCACCTACAGTCGTAATCCAAGTGCTTTGGTCGTCAATGTCGCCTTCCCACTTGTCTCCACCCTTTAACCTCTTCTCTACTTGTTTGTACAAGAAGCCTGTACGAGTCTTGGCATTCTCAAAAATAGCCTTACTGTACATACCAGACGCCATTACACCGTCTTCTTCAGCTAATAAAGATAACAACACATAATCATTGTCATCCTTGTCCTTCAAGACCTCAGCGCCGTAAACAAATAATTTCTTCATAATTTTGTCCTCCTAAATTTAGATTTGAATTCTGATGTTCCTATCGGGGTGTCTTCGCCCGAATACGTATAGGGGGTCCCTGAAGTTTGGTACTCCACACACGCAGACTTTCTCTATAAAAAATTTTTTGTTAAAAATTGTTAAAATTTTGAAGTTAAATAGCCATAATTGTTGTTAATAAATGTTAAAGAAATGGTAACTAACACATAGTATGAGACGTTTATAGGGGAGTAAGAGGGGTTACTAATACAGACTAATAAGTTCTATATCATAAGTAAGCCATTATAATTACTCTTACTTTAGATAACACTATACTTAAGATAATACATATGAATAAAGTAAATAAGATAGATAAGGCTTACTCTGGTAAGATAGTATATCATGGTAATAAACCATATCAGTTAGTACCAGAGTTGAAGAAAGGTATGTGTGAAGGTTGTAGTTTGTATAATAGTAGTTGCCCTACTAGAGTTACTGGTTACTGTACTCAAGGTTATATACTTAAGAAGATTATATTATGACGGAAGTAAAAGAGATAATAGATAAGGTATATGAGACTATAGACAGTCTATACGAAGATGGTAAATTAAGACCTTATATGAGAGTATATGTAGACAAAGATATTATACCTGAAATGTTTAAATCTATAACTGGTACTTATACAGATAATAATCCAGATACTTATATTTTTAAGTATAGAAGTACTTATAATACTGATATAGAATTTGTAGGTATTGATAGTAATTTGATGAATGGTAATCTTATATACTTTGTAGATGGAGAATAAAAAGATAGTAGAATATTATCCTTCAAATGAAGGTTTGAAGAATATTTACAGCAAGTTCCTAAAATTTGGTAGTATTGAAGACCTCGACAATTTAATTCTTCTTTATACCAACGATATAAGAAAAAAGGTGATAAATTCTTATATAGAAGACGGAGAGGATGAAGAGATGGCTCAATTTATAGTTGATTACTTTGAATATATCTATGGAAAATATAAGTAACAAACACTTAATACCCATCTGGTTTAATGATAAAGAATTTGCCCTAGTAGAGGAAGAATTTCTTACTGAAATGAATAAACAGATAGAAAGGCTACTGACTACTAAAACAGATACTATAAAGATAATTCCAGAAGAATGGCAATGGGAAGTAAAACTATGAAAGAAGGAAAAAAGAATGATTTCCAAGACGGTAAACTAAGATGGGATTTACTGCCTTTAGAAGAGATTGAAGACATAGTAAAGCTTTATACAGCTGGTTCTATTAAGTATGGTGATAACAACTGGCAGGGCTTAGAAAATGGTTATCAACGTTATAAAGCAGCTATGTTAAGGCACTTACTTGAGTATGAAAAGGGAAATAAGATTGATGAAGAAACTAAAGTAAATCATTTGGCTGCTGTAGCTTGGAATGCAATAGCTATGCTTTACTTAGATAAACACGGAAAAGGAAAGGAGATAAAAGAATGAGTTTTTGGTTTGGTGTTATAGTTGGCATACTTAGTATGTATACTATATATAAAGTTAAGGAGAATTTAAAGTTATGACGTTATATGATCCAGAATTAGCTGAGATAATAAGGAAAAGTACTCCAGTAGAGATACAAAGTAAATAGTTTATAATAGAGCCTTCCAGGGGTGGTAGATGTGATGGCTGTTACTTTCAAAACCAATTGAGATGCCCAACAAGAGCTGTTACGTACTGTACTTCTAATGGTGGTAACATACTCAAAGAATATGATAGATAGAGAAGCATTGGCTAAAGAGTGGGAAGAATTACTAAAAGAATCTAGTAAAATACAGAGTAGGATTAAAGCCTTAGATTTAGCCTTTAGATCTACCACAGATGAACTAGCTGAGTTATACTTAAGAGAAGATATTACTGGACCAGTAAAAACTTGTATTGAAGGAATAGACCATGTTTTATTTGATCTAAATCAGAAAGTATACCTGGTCAAGAAAGATAAAGGCATATTACGTTTATATTCTACTGTTAGTTATAGTAAATATATTAACATGGAAAAGGAAACAAAACGTAATTGCTAACGTTATAGTAATAAACCAAGTTTGAAGAATATGAGTGACGAAGATAAGATATTAGAAACAGTCTTAAACAGACTGAACTACAAGTTCCTTAAAGATGTTCTAGTAAAACCATTAGAACCTATAATGGTTACTAAGGAATTTACAGAACAAGTTCCTACAGGGGAAGTAGATGAAGAAGGCTTTAATAAGTACGAGACAAAGACAGAGACTAAAGAAGTAGAATCTGAATATGGTACTGGTATTGTATTAGCCATTCCCACTTGTGTAGCAGAACCTGAATTTAAAGTAGGGGACAAAGTAGTTTACAATAGAAAGTTCTCCAAGGACTTTGATTTATTCAAAGATAGTCAGTTAGTCAAACCATTTGATGTAATTGCTGTTTGCGAATAATTTTTTCGCCCAAGTTGATTTATACATTATGAATAAGTTTTAACCCCAGTTTCACGCTGGGGTTTTTTATTATCTGTTAATGAAATGTTAACAAATGTTAAAAAGTATTAACAGTCTATTAACAAAGGCGTTTTAGTGTCATGGAAGATAAATGTTGGCTATTAGCAATACTAATCGGAGTATTAGTAATGTGGGCCTGTAAAAAGTTAGAAAAATGATGTCAGATTATAAAGTAATTAAAGATTGTGGGTTACTTAAGAAAGGTGACCTATTGTTTTGGAACGGAATGGAAGAAGCATATACTTTAGATGAGTCTAAGGATGGTTGTGAACGTTCCATCATGATCAATGATAAGCTTGCAGAGGAACTGTATAACGACGGTTATTTCACTACAATTGCTACTGATAAGTCAATTGTTAAAGATACTGTTGATTTCATTGATAATTTAATTGAACAGTACAAGAGTGATTTACTAGAAGTACAGAATAAATTTGAAAAAGGTGAAGTACAACCTTGCGTCAAAGTAGAATCTGAAACAGTACTGTACAATTTGATTAAGTTGGCTAATAGTATTAAAGGTAAATTAGAGAATGAATAAATTAGTTAAAGGTGTCTCTAAAACTGATTTATACAATGAATTCTTGAAAAGCCTAAACGGTATATTAGATCTTACTGATAGGGAGTTACAATTACTATCTACATTTATATAGTTAGATATAAATACACCAAAACTCCCTAACATCAGTAAGAATGTGATAAGTACTGAAAATAGAAAGTATATCAGAAAAACATTAGGTATTACTCCTGATAACTTAAGTAGATATATAACTAAGTTTAAGAATCAAGGTATACTTGTCAAAGGCAGAGTAGAAGATGAAGTAATGGTAAATAAAGCTTTAATACCAGAAGTAATCGGTGATAGAGTACAAATAACAATAGTGTTAAGATTAAATAAAGATGAAAGTACAATCAACAATGCTTGAACCAGGTTCCATTATAGTTTGGAAAGATTATAATTTCCTTAAGAAAGCTTGGTATGGTCTATGGAATAAGCATTTGCCTTACAATAGGTTTACTCTTATTACTCAGAAAACGGAGTTACTAAGTATTAATGGAAATTTTGATAACGAAACAGCAATATACGAACCTATACGTAAGTATAGTAAATTAGAAGCTAATAAACTAGCTATAATAGCTAATGACTTACATTACTCTAGTAATTGGTCGGATATAGCAGATGTTATCAATATAATTAGACCAAATACTATCAGTGGACCTATTACTCTAAATGAATGTAGATATTATAAAAGAGTAAAGTTCAATGAAAGATCAACCCAGTATATATACTAAACTAAGTAATAAGTACAACTTACCTTATTAGATCATCGAAGTAATATGTAACAGTCCTTTTAGGTTTACTAATGAAGCTATAACTAATTAGGATAATAAACCTATCAGATTTACTTACTTGGGTAAAATTAAATTAAAGAAAAGATATGAAGAAAATACTTAATACATACGATCCTGTAATTTATCCTAGAAAGCTATGGGTAGCTAACTATGTTGAAGGTTTAGATAAGAAGTTCGTATTTTGTAATATAGAAGACTTTAATATAGTTAATGAAGATACCTATAAGAGCTTAGTAGAAGAGTTTTATGAAGAGTATACTGCGGCAGTTACAATACCAGTACACTACAAAGCTACAGGAGAAGCAGGTGTATTAGTAGTTATTTTTAATCCAGATAATCTTGAGGATGCAATAAATACCATTGCTCACGAAGCTACACATGTTACAGATTACATGTATGATTCATTAGGTTTGTCAGCAGAATGTTTTCATAGAAATGAAAACTATGCATATTTACTTGGATGGGCTGCAGGCTCTATAAGTAGTAGTTTAATTAAATTTAAAGAAGAAAATGACTAAAGAAGAAAGCATTGCAATGTGGAAAGTAGAGAAAGCTCATACAGACAAGAATCTACTTACAAAGAAAATGAACAAACTCTTTGACTTAGTAGAAGAGTTGATTATGAATGGAGATCTTATGTATGATCAGTTTAGTGGTGACATGCTAGATGAAGTAACTACTACTATTATAGAAAATGGTAAGAATGAAACTAACTTAGATAGAGCTGCACAGATTGATCTTATATGTGAGAGATTATATGAAAAATATACGAAGCAACATAACAACTCAGAGTCTGGAGAAGGAGATAATGGAGTTCTAGCAGATAATACAGAAGTATCAGATGAATCCGGAGTATGTACATCCGAAGATACCTCTGACACTAGCATAGAGCATACTACAGAAATTGAGTAAAGAATATTATTTAGGTTACAGAATAGATTAAAAAATTAGACATTATGAATAAATATATTTTAACTGAGCAACGTGCACTTATAAAGCTTGATACAGAAACACTAAAAGTTAATAGTATTGGTGCTTCACATAATGTAAATTATATGTGGCTTATCGAAGAAGACGGAGTTATTACTTACTTTGACAAAGAATACGAAGTAAAAGCAGGTAATGTAGTAATGTTGATGTATCGAATTGGGGATGAGGAACACGGCGATATCATCGTGATTGATAACAAAGATCTTACTAATCACTACGAACGTAGAAAAAAGTACTACGAAGAGCAAAAAGGCAGAGAGAAAGCTAAAGATTGTTGCTGTGACTGTGAATGTGTATCTCAAAGTTGCTAATTATGGATAAATTATTAATTGATTAGTATGGTACTAAGACTCTGTATAATACAGAGACTAATTCCATCAAAACTACACCCTCAGACTTTGATGTTAGATGTGCATTCTTTGCCGAATAGGACGGACAGATAATTACTGAAACTGAAGTAGTAGACTATAATGCAGGTGATTTAATACTGTACTTTGTACATTGGAACGGTGTTGATTATGATACTAAAGCAGTAATATGTACTGACATAGTCGCTAAGGATGACATCAGCAGATGGTTTAAAAGTCTGACTAAGAAGATCGAATCTAATGAAACTATTTGATATTCAAGGAGGTAAAGTAATTATTCATTCAGATGCTTTAGGTATCCCGTGCTTTAAAAAAGTATGGGATGCTGATAAAGCAAATAAAGAATATGCTACTAAAGTAATCAGTTATATAGTACTGATGAACAAATGGAATAGCCCATATGTTCAAAGTATGGAAGCTGAAACTAGAGAACCCAAACTCAAAAAGGAAATATTTGGTGATGAAAACTACCAACTTACTGCTGAAGAAATTAGCTGTGAAAATGACTATAAAGCATTCTGTCATACTCGTACGTTGGAGATGCTTGATAACATGAGATTAAAGCTAGATAGTATCAGTAAGTATTATAAAGAATCCCTCGACGATACTCTTGATGAAAAGAAAATTAAGGACCTATTAGCTGGTATGACATCAGTAGGTAATGTACTTAAGAGTATAGATACTTTAGAGAATATGGTTAAAGCTGAAGAAGTAGCCATAGGTAAAGTTAAAGGTGATGCCAAGATTAATCCTTATGAGTTGGCGAGATAATACAGCAAAATGCAACCTAAATTAAACAACACGTTTAGAACAATATAAAGATAAATTATGAAAGCACGATACGATATTACAATTGATTTGACTAAAGGTCAAGAAGAATTCTGGAGACAGATTGATGAAATAGACAATATTCTGAAGCCTAAAAAGGGTTTATGGAGTAGAATCAAAGCTTGGTTCAAACGATAATTTTGATGGCCTAACGTGGGGGCTTAATACCCACGTGATATTGCCCTCTAATTTGTAATGGTAGCAAGGCTGGCTCTAACCCAGCAGGTGTGGGTTCGAATCCTACGGGGGCGACCAATAACTAAGTGAAGTATGGCGCGCATACAACGTAACCACCTGAGTCCCTGTCTAATTCTAGATGTAGTCAACACGCAGGTCCGAATCGTAAGTCGGGGAGTTTGACGTAGTATCTCCTACAAACTACGTGCACTGTGAGGATTTGGACATATTAGTACAATTAAAGAATGAGGATGTCTATAAATGTGTTAATATCGCTAGTTCGATTCTAGCCCTCACAACCATGGAAAAGTTAAGAGATAAAAACGTACTTATTGAAGTACAAGGTAAGAGTTACTGGCTTGATAAAGAAGCCTACGACAAGATGAAAGAATGGGTAAAAAAGAGAGAACTTGAATTTCCAAAAAGATGGTTGACTTTAACAAAAAAATAATCAATTCAAATAAATTTCGACAACCTGCCTTGTAGTTTCTAGCTACAGGGCATTATTGTTAGTATCCTGAAGGTACCTCGGAATACTTCAAATACTGGGACGAAGAACAAGATAGATGTATTAATGGTTATACTGCTGATGATGGCGATTTCATCAGTGGCTATAACTATTTTTATTTAAATTACTGTCCTATATCCCGTATTGTTAATCATATTACTACTGATAAAGATGGCAATACTGTAGTAAAGCGTATAAATGAAGTTAGTTTTCCAGACTTCTGGGACTATGACTATTACTATTTTAATGCTGTTCAAGAAGCAGAAACAGTGGGCAAACATCTATGTCTACTCAAATCAAGACGTAAGGGTTTTGAGTAGCCTTACTCTGAACCTGTGTTAACTCCTACTGGATTTGTTCCTATGGGGTCTTTAAAGGTAGGTGATTTAGTAATGAATCCATCAGGAGATCCTTGTAAGGTAATAGAAGTAATAGAATAGGGAGAACAAGATGTTTGGGAAGTAGAGTTACAAGATGGACGAAAAGTAAGATGCGGTGAAAATCATTTATGGTCTACTATTAATTCTAGTAAAGGTAAACTACATATTATGACTACTAAGGAGTACTCTAAAAGAAAATTACAACAGGGTAGTCCCGGGAAATATTGTTATCCGTACAAACTTCCTACTAGTAATCCCTTACATTTTAATTAGACTACTCCAAAGGTAGATCCATATGTAATGGGAGTATTATTGGGAGATGGATATATTTGCGGATCCTAGATTATGTTTTCTACTGATGACGAGTTTATAGTTAAAGAAATGCAAAAACTACTCCCTGATTATATTATTAAGCCAACAGGAGATCCGTTTAAATATGTTATTATAACGAAAACAAAGAAACACGAATTAGGAAGGGATTTAAAACAGTATGGTGTCAGAGTAAAAGCCTAGAACAAATTTATACCAGATGATTATAAATATGCAGAAGTAAAAGATAGGTTTGCTTTACTCCAAGGTTTAATGGACACCGATGGCTCTAGTTCATCTAATGGTTCCTGTACTTTTGTAAGTACATCTGAAAAGCTAATTGACGATGTAGTATGGCTGTGCAGAAGCTTAGGTATACGCTGTAGAAAATCAGATGTAATTGAAGGAAGAACAGATGTTGATTTTGGTAACGGGCATTATTCTAATACTTTACCACATTGGTGTATAACAATAACTACCCAAGAACCCATATTCCGCCTAGAAAGAAAATTAGTCAATATACGGGGTGATAGAAAGTATAAATATAATTCCATAGGCATAAAAGCAATTCGTAATTTAGGTTATAAGGAACAACAAAGATGTATTAGGGTAGATCATGATAATATGATGTATATTACTAGAGACTTTGTAGTTACTCATAATAGTTATAAAGGTGGTTCTATGGCATGCCGTAATTTCTATTTGATACCCAATAGTAAAACATTCATATACGCATCTAATAAGCAATACTTAACAGATGATGGTATTCTTACTAAAGCATGGGATTACATGGACTTCATAGATAAGAATACGGCTTGGGGTAAGAAACGTAGTGTCAATACCTAGATGCGTAGACGAGCTGGTTTCTATACTAAAGACGATTATGGTAATGTAATAGAAATGGGTTACAAGTCAGAGATTATTGGTGTTACTTTGAAAGATAATCCTGACGTAGTTCGTGGTAAGAAAGCCAACCTTATTATGTTTGAAGAGGGAGGTTCTTTCTCAGAATTAGGAGCAGCATGGCAAATTGCTAGACCTTCTGTAGAAGTAGATGGTATAGCCTTTGGTACAATGATTGTATGGGGTACTGGTGGTGATGAAGGCTCTGCATTCGAAACCATGAAAGACATGTTTTATAATCCAGATGGTTATAACTGTTTAGGTTTTGATAATATATGGGATGAAACAGCGACTACTAATAAATGTGGTTTCTTTGTACCTCAGTATACTAATCTGGATATACGTGATAAAGATGGTAAGCGTATATACATGGATGATGATGGTAATACGTTTAAAAAGAAATCATTAGAACATATATTAGCTGAAAGACAAGTAGTAATAACTAATGCTACTAGTAATGCAGCTGTAGACCGTTATGTGGCAGAACGTCCTATTACCCCAGCTGAAGCCGTGCTAGAATTTAATGGTAACATATTTCCCAAAAAGGAATTACAGGAATAGTTATCATTACTTAGGACTAATAAGAAATTATAGAACCATAAACAAGTAGGAGACTTAATTCAACAACCAGATGGAACTATTAAATGGGTAATTAAGAAGACTGGAGATATAACTCATTATCCATTAAGAACCAAAAGAGACGAAGTTACAGGGGCTTTAGTAGGTGATGATCCTACTGGTTCTATAGTAATATGGGAACATCCTAATAAAGACGCTAGTGCAGGTCTTTATATAGCTGGTATTGACTCATATGATTATGATGAATCAAGTACCACATCTCTTGGTTCTTGTTTTATATATAAGCGTATACAATCTATAGAACAATATTCTGATATTATAGTTGCTGAATATACAGGTAGACCTAAATCAGCAGAAGAGTTCTATGAGAATGTAAGAAAATTATTGCTGTATTACAATGCTAGAGCAATGTATGAGAATCAAAACAAAGGTATCTTTGTTTACTTTACTAATAAGCATTGTGACTACTTACTAGCTGATTAGCCTGATATTATAAACGATATTGTTGGCAACTCTAAAGTAAACAGAAAGAAGGGTTGTCATATGAATAAACAAATCAAACAATGGGGCTGGGGTCTTATCAAAGATTGGCTTAATGAGATTAATGCAGATGGTAAGAAGAATCTATACAACATAATGTCAGAACCGCTATTGGAAGAGCTCATAGCTGCAAATGATGTGGTGAACGTGGATAGAGTAATGGCGTTGACACAAGTAATGATTTATAGAGAACAGCTCTATAATGTCAAAGTAAAAGAAATAAAAAAGGAGAATAGAAATAGGGTATTATTTGAAGGCCCTATCTTTACTCAACAGTGGTTTCATGACGATGAATCTACTGATAATATCGAAGCATATATGTTTTAATTATGAAGAATATTAATCAATTTCCTTTGTAGAGATTACCTATGTCTAAGAAAACATAGGACTGGAAAGAGTCTTGTGTTGACTATATTATAGGACATAGTCAAGGTGGTTCTAGAAATGGTAATACTAGAACTCGTAAAGAGGAAATGTAGACATACTATGACCTTTACAATAGTATATATAATGAGAAGGATCTTAAGTATGTTACTAACCCCTTTAAACAGCAAGATGGTTTCCCTGCAATGGCTTAGGATTATAATATAATTAAGCCTAAAATAGACCTATTATTAGGTGAAGAAACTAAAAGACCATTTAATTTTAGAGTAGTACGTACAAGTGATATAGCTACTAGCGAAATGTAGGATAAAGCTAAACAAATGCTTATAGACTACATACAAGCTACTATCATGAGTAGACTAGGCCCTGAAGAACAGGCTAGATACCAAGAAGCATTACAATCAGGTGAAGTAATGCCACCAGAATAGATACAAAAGTACATGAGTAAAGACTATAAAGATATAGCCGAGATAACAGCATATCATAGTCTAAACTATTTGAAGAACAAGTTGAATATTACTCATGAATTCTATAAAGGTTGGAAAGATGCTCTAGTTGGTGGTGAAGAGATATATTACGTAGGAATAGTAAATGGAGAACCTCATTTAGAGAGAATAAATCCCATTTACTTTGACTATGATACTGATACATCTGATCTTGAATTCATACATGAAGCACAATGGTGTTGTTATGAGATGATTATGTCTGTTACTGAAGTATATGACAGACTATATGATAAGATGTCAGAAAAGCAATTGAATGACCTGCTGGACATGATGGATGATAGTTCTAAAGGTGGTATAACCCCCGAAGTAAGAAAAACATCTTTAGACTATCCTCACATCAAAACTCATAGTATTAATGGGTTTGCTGCTAATCCATTTGAAGAATCTAATAATGTGCACGTATGGCATTGTTGTTGGAAATCACTTAAGAAGATTGGATTTGTAACAATAATTAATCCAGAAACAGGTATGCCAGAAGACTATCAAGTTGATGAAACTTATAAAGTAACAGGCAACGAAATCAATGTAGAATGGAGATGGATTATTGAAGTTTGGGAAGGATATAGGATAGGTGAGGATCTATATGTCGGTATAGAACCACTTGAATATCAACATGTATCCGCAGATAATCCTAATTCACAAAGACTACCATATACCGGAGTAATATACAATAATACTAACAGTAGACCGCGTAGTCTTGTTAGTATGATGAAGCCATTACAATACATGTATATCGTACTTTGGTATCGTCTTGAATTAGCTATGGCTAGAGACAAAGGTAAAGTAGTTACTATGGATATTACTTAGATACCTAAGTCTATGAATATAGATGTAGCTAAATGGATGCATTACTTATCAGCACTTGGAGTTAACTTTGTTAATCCATATGAAGAAGGGTGGGATATACCAGGCCGTGAGGGTGGTAAACCGTCCCAATTCAATCAGATATCTGCTTTAGATCTTACTATGGCTAATACTATTGATCAATACATTAATTTAATGGACAAGATCGAAAGTATGTTATCTGAGATATCAGGAGTAAGTAAACAGCGTGAAGGTTCCATTGCATCTAATGAATTAGTAGGTAATGTAGAACGTTCCGTAGTACAATCTGCTCATATTACTGAACCTTGGTTCTGGACACACAATTAGGTAAAAAAAGAGTGTATTACTATGTTATTAGATACAGCTAAATATGCTTGGAAAGATAATAAGACTTGCATATAGTATGTATTAGATGATGCAACCAGAACATTCTTAACTTTATCTGATGATTTCTTCTATGAAGATTATGATATATTTGTAGAAGATACTACTAAGAATCAACAGCAGATTGAAGCTCTTAGAAATCTTATGCAGCCTGCTATGCAAAATGGTGCTAGTTTGCTTGATATTGCTGAAATCATCACCATGGATAATGTTACTATGATCAAGAATAAACTTGAAGAAATAGAACAGAAAAGAATGGAACAACAACAACAAATGGAACAAGCACAAGCAGAAAGAGAACAGCAATTAGTTCAAATGCAGAATGAGGTTAAGGAAGAAGAACTTATGCTTAAAGAAGCTGAATTAGATCTTGAAAAATATAAGATTGATACAGACGCTTCTACTAAGATTACTGTTGCTCAGATCAATGCATATAGGGGTTCTGAAAATATGGATCAAGATATGAATGGTATACCTGATCCAATAGAAATAGGTAAACAAGCAATTGAACAACAGAAAGTAAATTCTGATGCAGCATCTAAGCAGTTTGAGTTGAATAATAAGAAGCGTGAGATTGAAATGAAACGTGAAATCGAGAATAAAAAGATTCAACTTGAAAAAGATAAGATGAAGCAGGAAATGGAATTACAGAAACAAAAAGATGCAGAAGCATACAAGAGAGAACAGCTTAAAGCACGTACAGCTCTGAAGAATAAGACTAATGCAGAAGCAGCTAGAAGTAAGAAGTAATATGAAGATAATTAAGAATAAATTCATACCGTTTAAAGGTTATAAATTAATGAATTTCTTTGGTATTATATTTCAGAGAAATGATGCTATTGTAACAGCGGATGAATACAACCATGAAAAGATACATCTAAAACAGATGTAGGAAATGCTTTGGATTCCTTTTTACTTATGGTATGGTATAGAATACCTATGTATAATGTTGTCCTGTAAATGGAATAAACAAAGCGATAAATATCATGACGTTAGCTTTGAAGAGGAAGCTCACAATAATGATAAAAACTTAAACTATTGTAAAGAGCGCAAGCACTATTCATGGTTTAAATATGTAAAAATAGGTAGTTATAAAAATAAAAAATAAGGAGGAATAAATTATGGCATGCGGAAAAGGCGGAAAGAAATCCGGTGGTAAAAAAGGTAAAGGTGGTAAATAATAAGTAATATCAGAATGGTGGTAGACATGCTTTAGGTGTTGGTTAGGTATTTGCTTCACTTGCTGATATGTTATTCAATAAGGAAAGAAGAACACCGGCTATGGCAGCTGCTGCATATCATACTATACATCAAACCTAGAATGATCTAGCGTTAGCTCCAGTTGAAGCACCACTTATAGAACCTATAGTAGATGCGGTGAAGAGTGCAGACGAAACTCCATATGATCCAGGAGAAGTATTCTTATTATCTCCTGAAAATCAAAAGAAGCAGATAACAAAGAATCCTAATTACAGAATAGTAGATACTAATAGTGAGGAAGACCCTTATGGAATTGTAAGAAGAGCTGCTAACTATCACAAAGAAATTCACGGAGAAGTACCTGTGTATGATTATATAGCTGATTCTGATACAACTATTAAAAGAAGCAATTTAATGCCAGTAGGAACATTACCTATGGGTGATTATACTCCAGAATTACCTCATGCTGGTAGCTATAATTCTGTATTATATTACAATGCAATCAATGATAAACTTTATCAGAGAGCATACGATTTAAATGATTATGGTCCTACTGATACAAAAGACAAAGGGGCTTCTAGTATGTATATTGGACCGTTAAGATGGCTATCAAGGTAGTTAGACAAAGCAGGTACTCCTTTTGTTCAAAGAACTGGCTTTGTACCTTTTGATGAAGAAAAATATTACAACTAGTTACCTAAGTCTGCAAGAAAGAAAGTAAGTGAATGGCGTAGGCTTAGAAATTCATACGAATATGGTGGAGAAGTAGATGAATTTCAACGTAAGACCAGAAGAGATATAATGCAATAGTCTTTAGTAGATGGAAGGCCTGATTACAATAAGATGTTCTAGAATCAGAATGAATATCAAAAAGACTTTGCAAACTATTGGTATACTGAGAGAGCTAAGAATCCGAAATATTCAGATTAGATAGGAGGGGATAAACTAAATAGTGTATTATCTAATGTAAACAAAGCTACATGGAAAACTCCTACTGAAGCTATGAGAGATAATATGGTAGGATAGGGTTATAATCCTACAGATGCTCAGATTAATCAACAGCTTAATATACTTAAGGAAAAAGGTACTAAGGGTTTTGCCAATCCAAAGGCTCACAGTTATACTTCATTAAGGCCTGCTAATACTTGGCATGAAGGTATTGGCCATATGGTAGGAGACAATACTCCAGCTATACTTAATGCTGCTCCTAATGTACGCATTAGTAGTCCTGATAGTTCGTATGAAGATTATGTCAATTAGGCTAATGAGAAACACGCACAGACTTGGGACTTTAGAGGTAATAATTCAAATCTGAAAGATGATTAGGGTAATTACTATATAGATCCTAATAGACAACTTACTCCTGAAGATATAAGTAATATGCGTAGTAAAGGAGCTAAGATACCTGAACAATGGGAATCATTAGAAGATGCAGACATATCAGAACTCACTAATACATTTGCATATAATCTATCTTAGGATCCTATATACTTTATGGCTAATGGTGGTGAGATAGGTGATCCAGATGATGAATTTACTAAAGCTATTAATACTAAGTTAGGTAGAACTCCAGATGGTAGACCATTGCAACAAGGGCTTAAGCCTGTATTTGATTTGGAAGATGCAGCTAATTTAACCCCTGTAGGTGATGCTATTGCTGCAAAGGATATGTATAATGCTGCTATGGATAAAGACTGGACAGGTTTAGGTTTAGCTGCTGCATCAATGATTCCTTTCGTTCCTAGTGGTATGCGTAAAATTAATAAGAAATTTAAACAGATACCTAGTGTACATAAAGATACACAACAATTATTGGATGCTAAATTTCAAGAGTTAGATAAATTAGCTCAACGTAAGGCAGATTACGGAAACGAACAATACCGTATTATGGAGAGAGTCATGGAAGATCCTAGTTATATGAATAGAGCCAGAGAAGTAAAATAGAAGTTTGGAGATGACTATTCTATACCATATGCTGATATGTTTATAGCATATAATGTCGATCCTGATGTGCTGCCTAATGTTTAGCTAATGGACGAACTAAAGAAAGCCGGTTCAATGCGGAGAACTGCAGACGGTAAATTTATATACAAAAGGAATCCAGATAATGATTACATTCCAAATACAGCTGAACATGAATTAAGTCATTTTACAGATTTATTAAAATCTGGTAGACCTGATGCTCATGCTGGTAATAATGTATTCTACTAGATGACAAAAGATCTGACAAAGAGAGTAGGAGACAAACACGATGACTATTTTCTACTACCCACTGAATAGAAAGCTCACATGAATTAGCTTAGAGAATGGATGTTTCAAAATGGTTATATTAATCGTAGAGATTAGAAAGTTACTCCTGAATATATGTCTAAGATCATGAAATAGTTAAATAATGTAGAGGGAATGAAAGGTGTGCAAAGAGCAGCTTAGCAGTTTAAGAGTAATAAAACCTTCACCAAATGGTTCAATTCTGTACCATTAATAGGAGCTGGATTACTTGGTGTAAATAAATATTTTACTGATGAAGATAAACAAGAAAAGTAAGCTTGCGGAAAGAATCAAAAATAAAATATTAGAACTAAACGATTCTTTAGAAAGCCGCAATAAAGAGTTGTCTTTTTGTAAGAAATATGGATCAGCATCAACGACATATGGCGACGCTTATCCAGATACATCTAAATGGCCTACAAGTAGACAATACCGTATTTTAAAACGTTTCGATAAGAATACATATTTTACAGATAATGAAAAGAACTTCATTATCAATTATTTAATAGAGTGTTTGGTAGACAATCAACCATTTGATTGTTCTAGTTTAGGACCTAATAAATATCTAAATGAGTGATTTAATAGACTATACAGGTATCATGCCGGTCTACCCTATACCTACATACAAGTATGGCGGTATTCATATTAAGAAAAAGAATAGAGGTAAGTTCAATGAGTTGAAACATAGAACTGGTAAATCAACTGAAGAACTTACGCATAGTAAAAATCCTTTGACGCGTAAGCGTGCTATATTTGCTTAGAATGCTAAGAAATGGAAACACAAAGGTAGAAAAAAGAAATAACAATAATCTAATTATATATAATTATGGATAGTAATACATTGAACGGTTTTGAAGTATTTGAAGACTTCATGATGCCAGGTAATAATGTAAATAGCAATCGTATGCCTGGTAATGAAAATGAATTTGAGGGGGCATCGGAAGAATTGACTGATGAGGAATTGGAAGAACTACGTAAAGGTAATAAAGGCAATAAAGAAGAAGAGGAAGACGTAGATGACCCAAAGAACAAACCTTCTAAAAAAAGTAAACCAGAGGATAACGAAGAAGAGGAGGAAGAGGAAGATAACGAACCTAATGATGACCCAGATAATGACATTGATAATAATCAAGGAGAAGATATTGAAAGTAATGCAGTAACTAGTTTCTTTGAAGCATTATCAGATAAAATGGGTTGGGAATTAGATGAAGATGAAGAAATCCCTCAAACTCCAGAAGAACTAGTTGAATATTTCAAAGATGTTATTGAGGAGAATTCTGTACCTCAGTATGCCAGTGAAGAAGTAGAAGCATTGGATAACTTTGTAAAGAATGGTGGTAACCTTAGAGATTATTTCCAGATTGACGGAGACTTAGACTTAGAAGAGATTAATATAGAAGATAGTGAGGTAAATCAAAAACTGGTTATCAAAGAATTCTTAAAAGAAAAAGGCTTCAATGCTAAACAAATTGAAAAGAAATTGACTAAATACGAAGAAGCTGGTTTACTCGAGGATGAGGCTACGGACGCATTAGAAGCCCTTAGAGACATTAAGGAGCAAAAGAAACAAGAGCTATTAGAAGCGCAAGAAAAGCGCGCTAAGGAGCTTAAAAAGCGTCAACAGGAGCAATTTAATACCGTTGTCAGTGAATTGAAGGGCATGGATAATATTCGTGGAATTAAAATACCTCAGAAAGATAAATAGGCATTATTGGAATATATATTCAAACCCACAGCTGATGGAAAGACTCAGTATCAGAAAGACTATTCCAAAAGCGTGAAGAACTTACTTGAGTCCGCCTACTTTACTATGAAGGGTGACACCCTATTAAAAGCAGCTAAGAGTGAAGGCTCTAATGCAGCTATTAATAAGTTCAAGAATAGTTTGAATAGAACTGGAGTAAGTAGAAAGACTAAAAGACAGGATAACACTAGCACTGAGTCTATGTGGGATTCTTTTGCACGACAATTACGTGTAGATTAAATAACAAATAAATTATAATTTACTAATATTTTATGGATAATAATATTCTGAATAATTTGGTTTTGTACAAAGGCAAACGTTTCTCAGACTTGATTGATACCAATAAAATCTCTGCTGCTTCTCAGTAGAATCCGTATCAAGTTGCTACAGTGTTGTCTTATGTATTCGGAACTAAAGATAATGGTTACAATACTTCCCTCGACATGCTGACTGGCGGTCTTGGTAATGTAATGACTATTGATCAACCGAGCTGGGAGTGGAATGTAATGATTGATGCAGATAGAGCTATTACCATTAGAGATGCTAAATGGAATGGTGCTGCTATCACTGATACTACTACTGCAGGTTTGGGTAATACTCCTATCTATCTGTGGTTGGAAGAAAATTGGTTCGGTCCTACTGCTGTATTGGAATTGGACAATAAGGAATATCAACTGCGTGTTGCTGGTGCACCTTATCAAGATGGTAATCTTTGGGTATATACTTGCTTCATTGCTGATGGTAATCCTACTTCTTATGTTCCTGCACAATATCTGAAGGCTGGTAGCCAAGTTAATCGTCTTGCTTCTGCTGTTGAAGAGTACAGTGAAGAAGGTGATATCCTGAACTATAGTACTCACTTTAAGATGCGTAACTACCTTACTACTATTCGTATCAACTACGATATTACAGGTTCTGCGTATTCTACAGTAATGGCTATTGCTCTGCAAGATCCTAAAACTGGTAAGAAATCTTATTTGTGGGCTGACTATCAGGAATGGGTTGCTCTTCGTGAATGGTATAAGAGATGTGAACGTATGTTGGTTTACATGAAATCTAATGTAAACAAAGATGGTTCTTGTAATCTGAAGGGTACTAATGGTCGTCCGGTATTCATTGGTGCTGGTCTGTTGGAACAGATTGCTCCGTCTAACAAGCGTTACTATACTCATTTAAGTGCTGAATTGTTGGAAGACTTCTTGTTTGACCTGTCTTATAATGTACTTGGTACTAACGAACGTAAATTCGTTGCTTTGACTGGTGAAATGGGTATGCGTGAATTTGACCGTATCTTAAAGGAAAAGGTAGCTACTATGAACTTGATGGATACAGTATTTGTAACTGGTTCTGGTGATAGCCTGAAGTTCGGTGGTCAGTTCAAGACTTACCAAATGACCAACGGTATTGAGCTTACTTTGAAATATTTCCCGTTGTACGATGATCCTGTTTATAATCGTCAGTTACATCCTGTAACTCTGAAACCGCTGGAATCATATCGTATGACATTCCTTGATCTGGGTAGACGTGATGGTGAGGCTAACATCGTTAAGGTAGTACGTAAGGATCGTGAATTCGTTACTTGGTACACTGGTGGTGCTGTAGCTCCGTCTGGTTACGCTAATTCTAAGAATACTCTGAGATCTAATGGTAAGGATGGCTATACGGTATTCTTCCTCGGTGAAATGGGTATCATGTTGCGTGATCCTCGTGCTTGCGGTGAGCTGATCATGGAAGCTGAAGACTAATTAATGTTTTCATAATTTAGGGGGCTTAGGCCCCCTTTCCTACTAACTTGATAAATCTAATATTATTATTATGGAAGTAATCGTTAGAATCTTAAAAATAAATCCTTGGAGCGGGATTACAAAATGGTCTACTTGTTATGACTATATCGCTTCTTACTGGACTAGATCTGGTAACTTATATACAGGTCTTACTGCTTAGGATGCAGAAAGATTAGAGAAAGAAATTGGTTATCCTAGTGGGCATCTTTCACCCGCAAGTTCATTCTGGGATACGTTTGCTGTTAAATTAGGAAAGAATGATCTTATTCTAAATACAGATAAACCAGAAGACGAACTTAAGTATTTATTCTTGAAAAAACATAAAAGAGTAGCTGATGGATTAAATAATGTAACACCTTCTACTGATTATGTTATTATTAACAAGGATAGTGAAGCTAAAGAAGCTAATAAGATCAATAAGATTAAACGTGAAGCATATAGAGAAATGGATAAAATGTCTATTGAGGATATGCGTAAGTGTCTTAGACTTTATGGTATCAAATCTGATACATTGTCTAATGAAATGGTTGAAGCTAAGCTTTCTGAACAGATTGAAAGTGCTCCAGATAAGTTTATAACAAGATGGGTAGAAAACCCGAATAGAGAAATGAACTTCATAATTGAAACAGCTATCTCTAAGAATATCATACGTAGAAATAGAAGTCAATACTATTTTGGTACAGATATGATTGGTAATGGCTTGGAAGATGTAATAGCTTATCTGAATGATAAGAAGAATCAGGACATCAAATTAGCAATTATGAATGAAATCAAATCTAAATAATGAAAATATCTGATTTACATAAGGCATTTAAAGTTCTCATGGATAAGAATTCAGAGGCAGTCGCTTTCGGTGGCTGCCCTGCATTCCTTCCTGAAGAAATAGATTTATTTCTTAATTAGGCTTATATAGAAGTAATATGTAATAAGTACACCGGTAATAATACTATGAAAGTAGGATTCGAAGGTGCCGTTAAACGTATTGCTGATTTATAGAAATTAATTAAGACAGATACTGCACAACCTTTGGTATATCCATACTCTAGCTCTAATGTGCTTACTTTATCTAATTTCTTTAAAGACAATCAAGAACTTAAGAGAATGTTCTATGTAGATTGTGTATTACACTTCAATGATGAAGTTGCTATATGTACACTTATAGATCACGAAAAGGCTAAAGGATTCTTATAGACATATAACAATATGCCTTGGATAGAAACCCCTGTAGCAGTATTAGAAGATAATACACTGAAGATATATATAGATCCTATACGTATGTCTGCTGATACTTATACTGCTGATATTACTTATATTAAGTATCCTCAGAATATAAGCTATACAGACTACAATAAGGATATTACTGAGGTTCCTGATTACATATTAAATGAAGTAATTGATAGAGCTGTAGAAATAGCATTAGAGACTATAGAATCTCAGAGAACACAGACTAAAGTACAACTTGATAGCTTGAATGAATAATGAGTCCACGTGAAATGCAAATAGAGGTAGAAAGAAGACTGTAGCTAATTAGTCCTACATTAGCTATTGATAACAAACTACCATCTGATACTATATTATCATTTATTAATGAAGCTGTCGATAAGTTCTGGAAGACTAGATATTCAGGTATCAATTTCAAACAAAGAGGCTTCGAGTAGGACTAGAAACGTACTGATGATTTACGTACTTTGGTTACAAAGCACACTTATAAAGATATTGGCATTACTAAGGTTAATCAAGAAACCTATACAGTTACCTTACCTGACGATTATGTAATACTATTAGGTAATACAGCAGGTATAGCTCCTGCAGATGGTATTACTAATGATTGTTGGGAGAAAGACTAGGAAGGTAACTATAAAGTTAAGTATAGTGATACTATAGAAGGTACTATTGAAACTGTAGACAGAATCAAAGAAAATTCATTATCAGAGTATCATCTAAAGTACACTAAAGCTAAACCTATTAAACTCATGTAGGATAATACTATTACTTTATATACTGATGGACAATATAAAGTAGCTGAGTATACTATTGAGTATTTAAAGAGACCTAGTAAAGTAACATTAGTAGGTACACCTACAGATGAATACACAGACCTTCCTGCTCATACTCATATGGAAATTGTAAAGATGGCTGTGCAACTTATATTAGGTACTTTACCAAACTATAATGTTTATTCCAACGAAGTAAATACAATGGAATAACATAACAAGAAAGCGCTTACCAACGTGGAAATCTGAAATAAGGAAAGTAGAAAGTAAGCGGATTTAGACTAAGCGCTTAATATGTCTAATTTTAAAATTTAATTTATATGATCCAAAGTGTTCATACCGTATTGATCGGTAAGAAATGTCCTGCATCCTATACTACTGTAGATGCTCTGGCTGCTGGTGATGTAGCTTTATTTGACCAAAATAAATCTTTGATCACTACTGCTGCTAAGGCTGCTGAAGCTTCTTCTTTGTATGTAGGTGTTGCTGGCGAAAAAGTAAATGTTACAATGCCTGATGGTAGTGTAGCTCAGAAAGCTAACATTGAGTTCTCTAATGAAATTCAGAAAGCTTCTAAACCGTCTGCAGTAATTGGTGAACATGTTGAACCGACTGAAGAAAAGATTACTATTACTTTAACTGATGCTACTATTGTAGCTGGTCACCGTTATGTACTTCGTATTTATTATAAGGATATCTACGAAGCCGTTTGGCAATTTACTCATACTTATGAAGTATATGCTGAAACTGCAACTGCTTCTGACTTGGCTGCTGCTATCGTAAAGAAAATTAATGCTCATAAGAATCGTCGTGTACAGGCTTCTGCTAGTGCTGCAGTTATTACTTTGACTGCAATGGCTAAAGATGATAACGAAGGTGTTGATTCACTGAATGAATACAGCGTTGTATCTATGGAAGCTTCACTGTACGAAACTGTTCCTGGTGCTCTGTTGGCTAACCAACCGAAGGCTGTTCCGGGTGCTGTTATTGCTAAGACAGCAGGTAATCCTGGTAAAGGCTACTGGAAACAAGTTCGTGACGAAGAAGTTCGTAACATGGGTTATAAAGGTCACGTATTTACTGGCGCTTATCCTATTGTCGAACAGGCTTGCAAAGTAGTAGAAGGTACTTCTTATGACTATGCAGTAATTGAAAATGATAACCTGTATCTGAGTAATGACAACCAATATATTAAGACTACTCCGTTGACTACGGAAGTATACTGTCCTAGTATGGTTGGTTCTATCGTTGATAAAGGTATTCAGTCATTTATCAAAGGTGAAACTGTAGCATAATAAAAACAGTGTTTCAGTGTGCTGACAAGGGCTATGGGGCTAAATAGCCCTGTAGCCTTTTTTTATTTAAAAGTATTAATATGAAGATAACTGGTATAACAATAGTAAAACACAACATAGTAGTAGAATTAGATACAAAGATACCTGATTCAGTAGATTCAAATTTGTATTTATATATAGACACACTGAATAACTATTCTAACAGGAGTTCAGTAAATCCTGATAAACATTCATATAAACTGCTAGTATTGGGTGCAGATTACAGTTCTGATGTAAAGATTGACGAATAGAGATTATCTATAGTAATAGATTCTAATAAATTAGAAAATATGTGTATGAGTGCGTTTATTGCTACTATAGATAATTCAAGTCAATTCTTTTTCAATCAAGCTGATATATATTATAAAGAAGTAGAATTACTATGTAAGAACTGTAGTACTTGTTTAGATGATCAGCAAATAGATAGAATGATATTGTTTTTATTGAAACAAGATCTGTTAAGTTACGCTATCAATAATAACTTAATAGACGATGCAGTACAGTATTATACAGATATAGCTAGAATGCTAAATATATGTTTAGATACTAAAACTACATTCTACAATAACCACGATTGCTTTGCTTGTAATAAAACTTGTAGAAACGGAGTTTGTTCATTATGCTAATAGATGATATATATAGAATAGGTAAAGAGTATAACTTAAAAGTTAAGTACAACTCTAATCAAGGTATACCTTGTATACGTAAATGGGTTTGTGCTAATCATATTGCTCGTCTATTAGAAAGTGATTTAAAGTTTACAGATGAACAAATAGATTGTCTTAGAGCATTGATAAGCAAGTTAGTACATCCTTTGGATGAAATGTGGAAGGATACTTCTGAAACTGATGATAAAGCAATATTGCTAGAACAAAGTTTAGGAGTAGATTTAGGTATAAAAACATTCTATGACGAACTTTTAATTTGTGAAAAATGACTCCATTAGAAGAACAAGTACAGAAAAATACCACATCTATTAAGACTATATCAGATAGTCTAATATAGTATGCTAAAGATACAGACTTAGATAAGTCTAATGAGAATATATCAGCTAATACATCTGATATAGAAGAATTACGTAATAATATAGGCAGTCTACAAACTCAAATTAATCTATAGAATCGTATTGAGTAGATGAAGGATACTAATATAGTAGATGCTGCTAAATTAGACTTACTTTAGTATGACGGTAAAAGATGGTCAAATATTGCCGCTAATAAGGTAGTTACTGGCTTACTTGGTAAATTAGTTGATTTACAAGATGTATCTATTAATAATTTACGTAATGACAACGCATTAGCATGGGATAGTGAACTATAGAAGTGGACCAATAAGAACCTGAACACAGAGATATATGATGACGTATTCTTAAGTAAGATTAAACCTGATTCTACTGCTTATGAAGTGTGGTTTAAAGAATCAGCAATATTTGGTCAAGAAGGTTTTGCATCAGGTCTTACAGGATTTGGTGGTAAAATAGATAAGTTTGGTCATGCTGAATTTGATAGTCTTACTTTGCGTAGATTCCTTGAAGTACCTGAATTGAGATATAACCGTGTAGAAATTCAATTAGGTGATAAATGGAATGCTCCTGGTGCAGGTGTAATAGAAAGTGTAGAACAAACAGATGAATATTCAGGTGTTATTACACTGAAACTAGAAGAAGGAGAATACGGAGCTGTATCAATGGGTGACCTATGTATGGGTATATACCATTCAGAAAAGACAAATGAAAATGCTGAAAATGATGAAGATGATGGTAGAGGTAATAGAAAGTTTGCAGGTTTCTATACTGTTTACTTTGAAGTTACTAACATACTAGATGCACAAAATAAGAAATTTGGTTACAAGCTTAGACCAGTAGATGATTATTGGAATATGACATTTCACCCATGTGCTCAAATGAACTTTGTTGCATATGGTAATAAGACTAATGTAGATCGCCAAACATCTTGTTACTCAACTCGTACTTATACACGTTACTTAGTAAACTAGAACACTTGGGATTAGAGAGCCAAAAACATTGCAATGCAATTTGGTAATCTTGATAATCTCAATATGTTTGGTTACGATATGAGAGGATATTCAGCATATCTTAATTCAGTATACTTTACTGGTACTATTACTCAAGTAAAGCCAAATGGGGAAGAGATAAGATACGCTAATGATAGAGGTGCTTGGGAACCAGATACTCATTATGACTACTATGATAGAGTAAGTGTATTAGGTTACTTATGGTTATGTGTTAATATAAATGGTACTGATACCAAACCCAGTGATAGTAATCCAGATTGGTTAATGCAAGTATCTAAAGGTGATACAGGAGAAGGGCTGATAGTACGTAGATCTGAATGGTGGCCTGGTAGACTATATTGCAATGAAAGCGAAGTATCTCCAACAGTACAACCACTGAGATACTTAGATATTGCTTTAATTAAAGATTTAGGAACTTCTACAGGCTATAAGGCATACAAATGTATATCTACTATAGATAGAGGTCACGGACAAGGCAAACACTTATCTTCTAGTGATAACAAGCCTGGTACTCCCGGTGGAGTTGAATATTGGGAAGAATTAGCTCAGAATGTAGCTAGTATTTATACTGATTTGATTATAGCTAAAAATGCTAAATTAGACTTTATTACTGGTAACTCATTAAGAGTTGGTTATCAAACTGGTAATACTACTAATGATTTTCATGTAGTAGCAGGTATTACTGGTGAAGGTGGTAATGATAACAATTCTGTTCGTATATGGGCCGGTACTACTGAAGAGAATAGGGCTAACGCTCCATTCTTAGTTAGACAAGATGGTAGAATGGTAGCTAATAACGCATCCATAAGGGGAGAAATAGAAGCATTATCTGGTACTATTTAGTCACTTGAAATTACAGGTGTGCTATTTGGCGGTACAGAGGCAAACGGAATGAAACTGTTCTCTAGTTATATAAAGTTTAAGGAAGGTAAAAGAGAAGCATTAATAGGTACCCCTAATTCTTTAGGTTACTCGTACTTTGGTTCTTTTAAAAGTAATGCTAATGATTTTGACGTTGCATAGATAAATGATGGTCTGTACTTTGATATTACTGGCAGTTTAATTCGTAATATGGCAATATACGGCTCGGGAAGTTTATCATTATATGGAGATGTGGTAGGTTATAAACTTAGTTATGCTACAAATCCTTCTGAAAATTAGATACTGTATCAGCAATATTCAAGGACTATATTTATAGGTAGTAGTGTTAGACGTATGTGGTATGGATTACCACATCTTGATAGTGTAAAAACAAAGTTAGCCATACAAACTCTTGAATGGGCTGTTCCTGTAACATTTGTTTATAACCCACGTAGTAATCCAAAAGAATGCAATATATGGGGTAGAGGAAATAACGACAGTGATTCTAATAGACCTATATTATATGATAATAATGGTAATAGAATAGAATGGATTACTGTGAATGCAGGAGATGTTATGGATTTTCTATTAATATATTCACAAAACAAATATTATGCAATACTTAGAAGTAGATCTATTTAATTATGAAAATAAATTTTGCACAACTAGAAACATACACAGACATTCAAAAGACAAATAAGATCTGTTTGGATGCTAGACAACAATTAGGTGAATTAATTTATGAAGTAGGTAGTGGTATTAAAGCTCATTCTTTAGCTTTAAAGATATATAATTCTGAAGGTGAGCTAGAATATACAGATGAAGAAGTACAAGTTATTATGCAATTTGTAAATCAATACTGTAAGCCTGCTATCATAGATGCTATGAATGCATTAAAAACAGAAGACAAGTAATATGATTACAAAAGGAATTAGAATAAGTTAGTTAGTCGAAAGGAAAGATCTCAATGGTAAAGAAATAATTCCTTTTCAAGATGGCATTCATAATGGTAAGTTAAGTATATAGTCCTTAATAGATTATATAGGGGATATATCTGATAGTGATTTAGAACTACAAGCTTTAATAAAAATATAGAAGTTTGTAGATACAGTATCAGAAATGGACTTACTGTTATATCAAGCTAAAGAAGGAGATATTTACTACTGCAAAGAAAATAAGAAACTATACGTTAGAAGTTTTAATAAGTGGGATATGTTAGACCCACTTACATCTAAAGTATATGTATTAGTAGGTTTAGACGAGTATAATAGAACTAATATCATACATCTTTGGGATGGTAATGATATGGTAGTTATGTCAGAAAGACTATTTATTGGAGAAGTAACTGGTACTGCGTATGATGGTGGTAAAGGTAAGCATTTAGCTGATATAGCTAATAGTTTACCTGATAACGTCATTAGAGAAGTTGCAGACTTTACTACAGATGGTTCAACTGTTACTTTCAACTATGAGTATGACGTTAAACAGGAATCAGGTTTGTTTGATGGTGATGCTCAAGGTAGTAAAACTATTCCATCAGCTACTACTAGTAATGCAGGCGTTATGTCTGCTACAGATAAAGTAAAAGTAGATAAGATAGTTACTGATGGAGATGGTAATAAGTATTTAACTGATAATGGTAATTATCAGGAATTAATAGAAGATACTACAGAAACTATAAAGACTACTGATGCTATACCGGTTGCAGGTGGTCCGTTAGCTGACTTACTTAACAAAGCTGGTATAAACAGTATTAGTCCTGATACAAGCATGTAGGATTTATTTGTATCTTTATTTACTAAAGAATTATGGCCTACTAATCTTGTGTTCAAAGAAGGTACAGTTAGTGCAGCTATTGCAGCTCCTTCATTTACATTAAGTAATACAGGCTTAGTAGAAGTAGGTGCTACTGTTACTATTGGAAAGACTACTCTATCTGTTGCTACTATGTCTACTACAGCTAGAACATACAGTGGATTTACTTATGGTTATAGTTCTACTAATGATAATACTAAGGATTCTTCTAATACTACTATAACAGTTAATGCTAGTAACGCTGCTCTAAATTCAGTTAATTATACTATGAAGCGTACTACTAATGGTAGTGTAGAGAATGCTACTGCTAATACTAATCCTGCTTAGGTTACTTTAGATAGCAAGACATTTAAAGCTATTGAAGGTACTAATACAGTAAAAGTAGATATAACTGGGCCTACAGCTAATGCTACATTTGCTTCTATGCCTGTATATTATGCATGTAGTAACTTAGGTAAGACTAGTGAAGAACACAAATCAGTAGCTAAAGATACTATTACTAAGACTAGCTCAACTCCTTCTAATTCCAAAACATTGAATGTTACAGGAGTATATCCTTACTATACTAATAAGGATAATATTACAACATTTGCCAAATTAGGACTGACTACTAATAAAACATTAGATGTTACATTTGTAGCTGAAACAGCAAGCAATAAACACGCATTTAAGATACCAGCTAAGTTCAATGTAACTAAGATTACGCTGTTGAATACACTTAGTGGTAAGTATGAAGACTATAGTGTTAGTAGATTCTCTGTTACTACTGAAACTATAAATGTACAAGGCACTGATGTACAATATAAAGTATATACTCGTAATGATGGAACTAACGGTTCATCTTCATTTAAAATAACATTTGCTTAATTATGAGAGATAGAGGAACGTTTAATTTTAGTGGTAATCTTGAAGTAAAGAAAGATGCCCCTCTCGAAGCTAGATCGTTAGTTAATTCATATGCAGATCTAGTAAAACCAGAGACCTGGACAGATGAATAGGGAGGTATATGGAAATATGACTGTATGTTAGTTTCCTGTAAAGATAGACCTGGTAAAGTATATCAATTATCACCTGGCGCTGACTATACTAAAGAAAGTAGTTGGATTCTTATAGGTGATACATCTGAACTTAATAACAAAGTACAAGAATTTATAGATAGTAAAGGAGCTCCAAATGGTTTAGCTTCTTTGAATGAAAGTGGTATTATTCCATCTGCTCAATTACCGTCTTATGTAGATGATGTAATAGAAGTTGATACATTTAGTAATTTACCTGGTACTGGTGAATCTGGTAAGATATATATAGTACAAGATACTAATTTAACTTATAGATGGTCAGGTACAGGCTATGTAGAAATATCTAAATCATTAGCATTAGGTGAAACTAGTTCTACTGCATATCCTGGAGATAAGGGTAAAGCTACTACAGATAAACTGAATAAAACATCTGACAAAGTAGTTGTTGGACCTACTACTGTAAATCCTTCTACTGATAAGATAGTATTAAAGTATCAAACTCACTTTACATCTACTAATTCAGATAGTGAAGATAGTCATACAATTAATGCTGCTACTACATCTCAAGCAGGTGTGATGTCATCAGCTGATAAGACTAAATTAAATGGTTTAAAAGATCAAGCTGGTATTACTTCTGATATTGATGCTGTATAGACTAATTTAGAAACACATATTAATAATAAGTCTAATCCTCATGAAGTTAATAAAGTTCAAGTAGGATTAAGTGAAGTAGATAATACTTCTGATGCTAATAAGCCTATATCTACTGCTACACAGAATGCTTTGAATAGTAAGTTTAATGCTTCTGATGGTAATGCTTTAAAGTAGACAATAGAAAATATGCCTAATCTTGTAGTTACTGAAGGAAGGTTATCGCATAAAAATGACAGGATATCACTTAGTTTAATACAACAAAATCTTAAAGACTAGGCTGATACGGATTCAATTCTGTTAACATTTAATCCTGCAACTGATAGTACAGCTGGTATTATTCTTCCTTCAGATAAGACCAAAATAGATAAAATAATTACTAATGGTAATGGTACTAAATACTTATCTGACAATGGTACTTACAAAGAAGTGAGTGGTGAAGGTGAATCTAACATTTATGTATTTTCCCCTACAATTTCTGGAAACGGTATCAGTGAACAAGACTATAATAATTTTAAAGCTGCGGCTAATGAAGGTAAAGTTATTCTTGTTCCAAATACTTTACATAATAGAAAAATTGGGGGGTAGTTTGTTCCAATTAATTATTATGGTACTAGCAATTTTGTGTTAAGTTATATTAGACCATTAGAAGAAGCTGACGGAACATTCGTTTCTGATTTATGTATGGTCTATATATATAATACTTATGAAATTGGTGGTACAGAAGTTAGAATAACTAATGCTAAAAATTTAATAATACCTAACGTAAATACAATATTACGTCCTGTATCACTTCAAGGACAAGATGCTCAATCTAAAATAAATGAATTATTTAGTTCAGCTGGAAATTTTAAAGATGTCATTGAAGACATATTAGTCAACCACACTAGATATTATTTTCATTTTGATAATAAACTTACAAATTGTATTGAGTTAGGATGTGTTAATGCATGGAGAAATGATGAAAAAACATCCTACGAGTTACATTTTATAGTTGTTTACAATACTAATAATACTTATTATACTTCTAAAGTTTCTGTCATATATAATACTGATATAAATAATACAAAATATCATGTAACTAATTTAATTCAATCTGATAATGTTTCTAGTGCTTACGTTTTAGACAAAAATAGAGACAATCGTAAATCAGTATCATTGGTAGGTGAAGGCTTTGATGAAAATCATTGGTATCCTGTATCATTTACAGCAGACCCAAATGCCATTGTGCCTCCTTGTAACTTAATAATTTGGAATAGCCTTAATAATGATTCTGCGGGAATAAGCCCTAAACCATCTTGGGCTACAAATGATGGAGGTTTTACATTGCATGTTGATATGTCAATTATTGGAAGTGGTTGGGGTCAATATGCTAATGCTAAAAATAAATTAAATAATTATGATGGAGAATGGGGAGGAGAAACAGCAGTTGGAGAGATGCGACAAACTGCATAGACTTCCACATTCTATATATATTTAAGAGGTGGAGCTAATTATTTTTATACTAGTGACTATGCAGATTTAAAAATGACCGCTCATTCCTCTGAAGTATTAGATGGGTATAATACGTATTCTATAAAAGATACGCAAGGAGATATAAAAGATTTCTTTACATATGTTGAAAATGATCTATTCGCAGAAGTTAAGAATCTACAAATAGTACATGATAATGAATTTAATTTTGCAAACAATAGTATTGGAAATTACGTATGGATTAACTATAGATCTAGATATGATAATGTAACTTCAGCTAAAGCAGTATATGTAGGTAATGGTCAAGCTGGTGCAGATGGAGCATATGGTGCTGTACATGCATCTGGATTCTTTAAAGAATCTGATATTAGATTAAAGTCTGATATAGCTCCTTTAAGGCATACGTTAGATCAAATATGTAACATACCTACTGTAGAGTTCAATATGCACGATAAACATCAAATAGGTACTATTGCATAGGATTTAGAGAATAACTTTGCAGAAGTAGTTAATACTGATAGTGATGGTATGAAGTCTGTAGATTACTGTATGTTAGGAGTAGTAGCTATTGAAGGCATTAAGTTACTTAAGTAGGAAGTAGAAGATTTAAAGAAACAAATAGAGGAGTTGAAGAATGGAAAATAAGGCTATTGATATTGAACCTAAAGCTGCTACAGAAATGTAGAGTTGGACAAATATTTACGATAGAGTACCATCTCAATATAGACAATATGTAAGTTATCCTACTACAACTATGAAAGAATGTCCTTCTAAGGCAGAGATAAATAGCAAACTTACTCATGCTTGTACTACAGATTCTAAAGAATTAGCTGACTACAGTTCTATTACGTTAAACTTCTCTGAAAGAGATGAGTTAACGTCAGATTCGTTAGCCGAAAATTGGTTACACAATAGTACTACATAGAGAGATATTCAATTGAGATATGGTACTACTATACTGCTTAATTAGTTCGCTATACACCAAAATATTCAAGATTATACTAGTAATTACGTTACTAAAATTACAGGATAGTCACAATACTTTGAAGTGTTGTAGTTAGGTAGAGGAATACTACGTGTAAGACCTTTATATAATAATTAGACAAACATGAGGAGAACTTGCACAGTAGCTGTAACTGCTATGGGTAAAACTACATATATATATTTGTCACAAGACGCAAATCCTTTTTAATTTAATAGTTAATATGGAATCCACAAACGAATTAATTACAAAAGCAGAAGCTTATGCAGAAGGATTCAGTGTTGTACCTAACAATGAATGTATGACAAAAGCTGAGTTTGTTGCTAATCTGCCAACCCCCCCCCATTTCTCATATGACTTTCCATTGGGAAATAAGAGGTGCATTGTAATAATAAATGGTAGCATTGCATCTAAAACTATACAGATAAATGATGATACAGTAGTACTTAATCCTAAAGATGTATGGACAAAATCTTATTATAGCACTACTCCAATAGATGTAATTACACAAACAAATTTAGAATTCAGAATGATTCATTCAGAAGGTAATTCTAAAAACAATGTTTCACAATGGATTTTTCCTAATGAAAATTTAGATGCACAAGCTGGAAACTATTTACTAGCTGTCCCACAAACACATGAACTTTATCTAGTATCAGTATTTTATATTACACAGTAAACAATAGAAATAATGAAATATTTTACAATTGAGGAAATGACAAAGTCATCTACAGCAAAAGCTAACGGTATAGACAATACTCCTTCAGAGGAAGGGGTATTAAAGCTATAGAAGCTAATAGAGGCTGTTTTAGACCCTTTAAGGGAATGGTATGGTAAACCTATCAAAGTTAACTCAGGGTATCGCTGTGAGGCTTTAAATAAGGCTGTAGGTAGTAAAGCTAAGAAGAGTTAGCACCTATACGGCGAAGCAGCTGATATTACTGTAGGTAGTAAGACAGAGAATGAGAAATTATTCAACTATATTAAAGATAATCTTCCATTTGATCAGTTAATAAATGAATCAAACTTCTCTTGGGTTCATGTATCATATAGAGAAGGGAGATTACGTAAACAAGTATTAGCACTATGAAAACAATCCTATATCAGCCTTTATTTATAAATCCTTAGGCATACTTTGTATTTCCTTAGTTGTATCATATAGAGAAGGGAGATTCCTATATTGAACCTGCTAATATTACTGGGTAGCTTATTATAAATGATTTAACCAAAGTCTTAACTTCAACTCCTACATTAAATGTAGTATAGGATACTAATTAGGTTGATTTTGGTTTATTCAAAGGTAAACATATACGCATTAGTCAATATACTAATATAGGCGCTGTAGTATTAGGTGAATGGTATATACCTGGTACACCTACACCACCTGAACCCGAACAACCAGATTGGTTTAAGGAAAGTATAGTTGCTTGGTATTCTCCATACTGTAAACAGCGTATGACTAACTATGATGTGATAGAGGCGTATGTAGAAGATTTTACTAATTGGAATTATGTAAAAGCAAGAGGAGTTGCAACTATTAGCCAACATAAATTCATAATAACAGAATGTATTCTAAAAGGTTTAAGTATTGTAGAAGATATTCAAGAACCATATTCCAATTTAACTGTTCGTATTATTGGTATAACTGATAATCAAGAAGTTTTAATTACCGGTTATGTTAATGGGCAACACCAAATCATTAATACTATAACAGAAGACGGAATATATACTATTGAAGACAGATCTCGTTTTGTAGGCTTTGGATGTAATTTTGTAGGTACATGTAATATCACTATTGAGCAACTTCCTACTTCTATTCTAAAAGATTATAGTGGCAATAAACATGATGCTTATTTATACGGTTTTAAAGGTAGATTGAATAGTGGTGTTGGCATTTATGCTCAAGACTTTACAAAATGGATTTTTGGTTCTGCTATTCATAATATAAGTACAAAAGCTCATAACAAACTTCATATTGTTAAAAAGAATCCTAATAATTATTTTGGTTATACTATTGGTATTCAAAAAGCCAATTATTATAATAAACCTTATAAACTTAAGTTTAATTTTAATAAAGAAATAGATGATATTAATTTTAGTGTTGTTTCTACTGATGGTAATTTAATTACTACTCAATGTTTTTCGGCTATTATAAATAATGGTTCTGTTGTAGATGTTCCTATTATAAGTGAAGAAATATTTAACAATCAAAAAGAACCAAATATTTATTATGATTTTGGTACTAATAAAGATATTGAAATTGACGTAGAATTAATTCCTGATTATCCTAATCAGCTTTGTTATGATGGTAAATCTTATGCAGTTGCTTATGGATTACCTATTCTAACTGATTATACCGTTATTGCTGATAGAACTTGGTTTGCTGAAAAAGTTGATAATGGTGTATTTATGTCTAAAGCGTTAGAGCAAAATGGTGCTTTTATTTTAGAATATAAACAAGGAGATAAATGGAATACATATTCATATTATTCAGCAACTAATATAAATATAGATAAAGATAATTCTATTGTTTATCAAACTAAAAATAAATATAATGAACAAACTATATATCCTGGTGATAAACAAGATACTGATACTTTATTTATAGGAACTATTAGGAAAGATGATTCAAGAAGTTTTATTGGTTGTCACGGCGATATTCTTATTTTTAATCGTACTCTTACTGAATATGAATTATCTTGGGTAAAGAACAATATGATGTGTTCTAAGCAGCAAGAACCTGATATAGACCTATAATGTATCTGGTGCAGTTAAATTAGACTTCTTAAATATGGAAGAAGTAGCTAACTTTGCAGGTACTATTAAATTTACAAATGTAGTATAATGAAAAATTCTACAAAGAATAATATATTTGGTGCAGTAGTATATTTTACTACTGCATTACTACTTAATAGTAGTACATCATTATTAATGTTATTCATTAAAGAAAATAGTGATAGATGTCATTACTATAATGGTAAATGGAATAAAAAAGACTTAGCAATTGGAATTTCATCTATTGTATTGGGGTCTATTGCTAAATATTTTATAACTTTAATTTAATAAAACTTATGATAAAACAAGAGAACCCTAACTTCGTAGCATCTTTTTATGCTCCCAATCCTATGGAAGTAACTTATTGGATTGACTTATCTACTGATGCTAATGGTAATGTAATTAAAAGTTATACAGGCAATGACTGGTTACCGGTTAATTACTTTACTAATACTGACTAGAGTGTAGAAATAAAGAAACTGAAATAGGAAATTGCAGATGAGGTAAATAGAGCTAAACAGGCTGAACAGAAGTTAACCAATGACCTAAACGGTAAAGCAAACAAGTCTACTACATTGGCAGGTTATGGTATTAATGATGCTTATACTAAATTAGAAACAGATGCTAAGGCTATCGAAATAGCACAAGCCGAATGTGCCAGATTAGTTGCCTCTGCTCCTGAAACTTTAAATACATTAGATGAAATAGCAGCTGCATTAGGTGACGATCCTAACTTTGCTACTACTATAACTAATCAATTAGGTACTAAAGCAAATAAGTCTGATGTATATACTAAAAGTGAAGCAAATAATAAGATAAATACTGCTGTAGCTAATAAAGTAACTTCTACAGATGTTACGCAGATTAAAATAGTAGATGAAGTACCTGAAGTAGGTAGTTAGACTCCTGGTATATTGTATATTAAACTTTCAGCTTAATTATGGGACAAGTTGGTTTAAATAATTTAACATTCCAAGAAGTTGCTGCTAATGGGAAATCCGTTCAAGAGATGTGGTTGAACGGTTCTTAGATATATGCTGCAGGTGACTTATGGTATGGAGTACGTTTTACAGGTAGTAGTCCTGATGGAGTAAGAACTGGTAATATGCAAATGCATAAAGACCTACCAGTACAATCATTATTCAAAGGCTGTAGACTTACTTCTGATGGTACTATTAAATACTTTAATGCTACAGATTGGGATCATTACGAAGATGGTTCTGAAGTAACTAATGGCATTGAAGATGGTAATGATATGGTTGAATTACCTGATGCATACTATACTGTAGTAGTACACGGAGACTATGATTGGGAAATCAGAATGTCTTTATATCCTTTAGAAGGATATACTAAGTTTAGTAAGAAGTATTGCTCTGCATATGAAGCTTATGGGGGCGGCAGTACTTTATACTCAATTAGAAATCAAGTACCTACTGTAAGTACTAGTAGAACTACTTTCTTGACACAAGCTCGTAATGATAGAAGTAACAGTTATGCTATCTATACTTATGAGATACATAAGTTTATTACTTGGTGTTATGTAGTAGAATATGCTACCCTTAATAGTTAGAAAGCAGTTAATACTGCATTAACTGAAGAAGGTTATCATCAGGGTGGGCTTGGTAATGGTATTACTAATGGAACTAAGAAAGAAAACGGCGCTGATAGATGGGCCTTTGTACCTACAGGTACTACTAATTCATTAGGTAATAGTTCTGGTCAAGTACAGTATTCATACGTTAATACAGATGCAGAAGGTACTGAAACACAAGCCAGTCAATACGCTAATAGATATAGAGGTATTGAGAATCCATTTGGTCATATATGGAAGAACTGTTGTGATATTGTTGTAACAGGAACAGACAATAAGATATACGTCACCAACAACAAAGAGAATTTTGGCATAGATAAATCGTTATATGAAGACAGTGGTTTAACTACTCTAACTACCAACGGACAATGGGTTAAACGCATTACAAACAATGCAGCTGCTGACTTATTCTGTTAGGAAGGTGGAGCTAATTCTACTACGTATTTCTGTGATAGTTATTGGACGAATGCTGTAGAAGCTGACAGAACTTTACTGTTGGGGGCTAACGCGGGTCATGGTTCCGTTGCGGGTTTATTCAATCTGCGTTCTAGCTATGGCCTTGGTCATGCGCATGCTGATGTCGGTACTCGTCTGGTATATATCCCTTAATTATTAACAAATAGGTTGTCGTTCTGGATTGAACAAGTAAGTTAGATAGGGGCTAACACGAGTAATAGTTCCAATGCAGGTTTATTCAATCTGAATTCTAACAATGACCTTAGTAATGCGAATGCTAATGTCAGTACAATGAAGCACGATTATCAGAGAACTATCAGTGATTTTCAGATTATTTTTGAGGAACGAGACCTTGCCTCTTGGCAAAAGATAACTAATCTAAACGAGTGTGTTGGTAACTTCGGTGAAGACTCACTTAGGTGCTTCAGATGAAAAGATATAATAATTTATTTGAAAAGATTGTTTCAATAGACAATCTATATTTAGCTGATAAGAAAGCTAGAAAGAATAAGAGTAATAGAAATGATATTAAGGAGTTTGACAAGTATAAAGATAGTTTATTGGTTAGATTACAAAGTACACTGATAAATCAAACTTATACTACCTCTAAGTATGATACATTTATAATTAGAGAACCTAAAGAAAGACTTATATTTAAATTACCTTATTATCCTGATAGAATTGTTCATCATGCTATTATGAATATATTAGAACCAATTTGGCGTTCTGTATTTATTACTAATACTTATAGTTGTATTAAGAAGAGAGGAATTCATAAGGCATTATATGATGTACAAAGCGCATTGAAAGATAAATAGAATACAGTATATTGTCTCAAGTTAGATGTAAGAAAGTTTTATCCAAGTATAGACCATGAAATATTAAAGTAGATAGTTAGAAAGAAGATTAAAGATAATAAGCTACTTGCATTATTAGATGGTATTATAGACTCTGTAGAAGGAGTTCCTATTGGTAATTATCTTTCTTAGTTCTTTGCCAATCTTTATTTGTCATACTTTGATCATTGGCTTAAAGAGGATAAAGCTGTAAAGTATTACTTCAGATATGCAGATGATATGGTAATACTTCATAGTGATAAAGAATACTTAAGACAATTACTTGATGAAATAAGAGAGCAGTTAGGCACACTTAAATTAGAAATTAAAAGTAATTATCAGATATTCAGAGTAGAAGATAGAAGTATATCTTTTGTAGGATATAAAATCTATCACGATTATACTCTGATTAGAAAGAATATTAAACACAAAATGTGTAAGAAAGTTGCTGCTATGAATAAACTTAAGCATATGACTTATAGTGAATATAGGTAGCAAGTCTGTAGTCATATTGGTTGGATGAAACATTGTAATGGTATCAATCTACTAAAGAAGACAATCAAGTATCATTAGTTGATTGAATATGCTAGAAGCTCGTAAGAACCGCTATTGGTTTCAGTCAATAACATTTTTTGAGTTAGTAACACATTATTAAATCTGTCGTTATATAAATATAATCTCGAACAAATGTCATTTAGTCTCAGTTGATTTTTAAACCCCTTTTTGAATCTACTGGGACTTTTTTGGTTACCTTATCAAACTATTATCTATGAATTATTATCAGTTAGGAGAACAGACAATGCCGATATTTAAAAATATGTTTAGCAGTGTAGAGAAGTTTACTATCAGTGCGATTGGTGGATTAATATCTCTATACTCTCCGGTTTATGTCCCTATCTTAGCCTTAGCTGCTATTATAATTTTAGATACAATATATGAATGTAAGGTAAATAAGAAGAAGGAGACAACCGATATTGTTAGTAAATCTAAGAGATTATTTTCTAAGATATTTTATAAAATACGAGATGCTATTGTAGCAATCTGTGGTGCATTCACTATAGAGAAGTTTATAGTAACTTCAATTAATTTACATGCTGTAGAATTTGTTGCTGGAGCTATAGCACTCGTAGAATTCTTTACTTTACTTGAACACTTAGGTAAACTTCATCCCAGATGGAAAGTATGGACTTTACTTAAGAAATTAGTAAAGAAAAAAGGGGAACAGATATTAGATGTCAAATTAGATGATGAACTTTCAGATGATACCAGTCATAAGCGTAGTTAATTGGTTAAGAAAGAATTTCAAAGTAGTCGCAGTAGGTTTAGTTAGTTTACTTATTGCGACTATTTTTTATCAACATAATTAGCTACAGAATAAGAACAGAGAAATAGACAGAATAACTAACAACATAAGAGCATATGAAGAAATAGCTTCCAATGCTCAGGATAATAGCAGAGTACTTTAGCTTACTATAGATGAACTTAACCACAGTAAAGATAGCTTAATATAGCAAGTTAATAAGGTTAAGAAAGAATTAAAAATCAAAGACAAGAACCTAACTGACGCAAGTGTAATCAATACCTAGATTAATGATTCTGTGAAAACAGTAATCAAAGAAAAGTTAATAGACTTTAACGAAGAGCTAAAGCTCAATGATTTAACAACTATCATAGTTAGTAGAAAGGACTCAATCCTAACAGCCAAGATTGATATAAAAAATCAACAAATTATATTTGTAGAAGATAAGAAAGAATATAAACGTTTCTACAAAAACTGGCTACTTAGGTTCTTCCACTTTGATTTCAAAAAAGTTCGTATCAAAAATTATCAGATTGTAAATTCAAACCCTTTAATAAAGGTAACAGATACTCGTATCATTGAGTTACCTAAGTAAATAATATATTCAATAATTATTAATCAATAATAATATGCATAGAATATTTCGTGTTAAGGCTTACGAGATGGAACATGGTCCGCACTTCAATGAGGAACACGCTCGTAAAGCTGTAATGAAAATGGAAAATGAGGATGGTACTCGTGGACCGCATTGGTCTATAGAAGAGACTACCACATTAGCCAGTCAGTATGGTATTTCCTTAACTGGTAAATACAATCGTTACGATTGGTATGTAGCATTAAACATGGTATATTCTGATTACTATAGAGTTATTATGAACATTACTGGTTCTAATAACACTAAACATTACGTTGAATTCGCAAAGGCTTGGCTTAATGACAAAGATATAGACGAAGGTAAAATGTGGTACTACTACATTTACGTAATGTGTGATAAAATCAGAGAAGCTGAAATGGAATGCTACGAAGAAGAACTGGAGAAACACGAGGGTGAGGAAGAACCTTACGGAATGTTTAGACGTGGTTCTAGAGGTGGTAGAGGTAGAAGAGGTATGTATACTTATAGTAGAGTATTTCCTTCTATGAAAGAAGAAGACTTTGAAGAGTACAATAAACTATTCGATCACGAAAGCGAAAGAGAATATAATCCTTATAATGAATATAGCCGTGGTAGATCCACTCGTTATATCAGATATTAATTAAAATCAATTTATAAACTAAATCAATTATGTTAGAAGATAGAATTATCGTGCAAGATCGCGGTATCGACGCTGGTCTCGCTGCTTTAATGCAAAATGCTAATAAAGGTATGGATCCTGCAGCTTTGATGGCTATGATGAACAACAACGGTGGTTTCGGTGGAAACGGCGGTTGGTGGTGGATCTGGATCATTCTGATCTGGTTCTGCTGGGGTGGTAACGGTTTCGGTGGCCGTAACGCTGGTGCATTAGCTTCTGAACTAAATACTGATGCTAATACTAATTTGCTCATGTAGGCTATCAATGGTAATAAAGATGCAATAAGCAATCTGTCAACTACTTTGAACTGTGACATCAATGCAGTTCAGTCCGCTTTGAATCAAATCAATGCTGGTGTAAGTTAGATCTCTTGTGATACTAAGCTGTCAAGTTGTGAAGTAATTAATGCTATTACTTCTGGTAATGCAAATCTTGCTTCTCAGTTAGCTAACTGCTGCTGCACAACTCAGCGTTCTATTGACGCTGTAAATAACAACATCACTAAGATGGGTTATGAAAATCAGTTGTCCGTATGTAACCAAACTAATAACTTGGTTAACACTATGAACAGCAATACCCTGTCTCTCCGTGATAACAATACAGCTAATACTCAGTCTATAATCGCTAAGCTTGATGCTATGCAGAACCAAGCTCTGTTAGATAAGATTGATGCTTTACGTGAAAAGAACTCTACTTTGATTTCTCAGTTGAGTAACGAACATCAAACAGCTGCTGTAGGTACAATGATCAACCAAGCTACTGCACCTATCGTAACTAGACTTAACACTCTGCAATCAGATGTAGACGGTATTAAGTGTAAGTTGCCTAATACAGTAAGCGTACCTTATCCTCAATTGTCTGTATATAATCCAGAAATTTTCAGAGCTGCTGCTTACGGAGCATTTGCTGGTGATACTTATGCAAACTATGGTTTGAGCTCACAGTGTGGTTGCTAATAGAAAGGAGGTAAATTATGTTTCCTTTCTATAATACGCAAACATCGTTTCCCCCGTTTTGGGGAGCTGGATTCCCGTTCTTCTTTGGAAGACGTCGTCGTAGACTGAATACCATATCTGGTATACCTGTACTTAGAACTACTGGAGTAGTGGCTACATCTACAGAAGTAAGATATGATGTTAACTACGCAGATTACAGAAGTTTGCCTAACGAAGGTCTGTTCTTCTTAGATGTAAGATAGGCTTCTCCTACGGCTAGTGCTTCTCTGCCAGTTGGTTTATCAGATAGTGAGTCTGATAACACTACTCAGTCTTTACTTCGTAACGCTTTACAGGAAGATGTACAAGCTGGTGACTTGCAGGTTAACTTTAGATATTTGATTTATTACAACAAATGTAATAATACATATCAGTTAGTAAATGCATACCCTGCTAATATAGCTACACCTGGTGCTTAACAATAAAGGGCTCTTAATTGAGCCCTTTTAAAAATATTTAATTATGTTATTTAACCAATTGAAAACTGGAGATAGCGTCTATATAATAGAAGTAATTGGTACATTTAAGAAGACCACAGAATATAATGTAGGGTCTGTAGTATCAGTATCAGGCGCATATGATGAACCACTACCGACTAATCAATTTCCTATGCCTAATCAACCTAGGAAGAAGGTAGTAGATGTAACAATACAATGTAATGGAGAGTCTAGAAAGTTTACTATTCCTGAAAATAAATCAGTAATTACAGATACTAATCTAGGTCTTACTATCTCTACAGATAAACAAGAGATAGTGAATATACTTAGGAATTAGTACAACACTTATAAAGCTAGGAAAGAGTCAATAGCTAAGTGTGATGAAGAAATGAGTAAGTGCTAGGCTTTACTTGAGAAACTAGATATACCAAAGGAACCTACTAATACAGAGGATCCTAGGTTAAAGGAACTACAAGATGAAGTAAACGAATTAAAGAATATAATTAAACAAGCAAGTTCTATGGTTCCACCACCTATGAAATAGATGTTACCACAGAATATGTAGAATGTAATGAAAGAGGTTGATCAATAAGGTCAACCTTTTTTTTGTTTTAAGACTGTGTAAGAAGAGCTATTACATAACTAAAGGGATTGTAAGCAATTAGCCATAAAATGCCGCTATGAGCTTTAAAATGCGTTTTAGGATGTATTAACGTTAATTATAAATAATATGTCACTTAATAACTTAATTGATAATATATTACTAATAGCGCGCAATAGTAATATTACTGAATCTGAACATCTATCTAGACATTAGATTGAGATGTGGATCAAGAGTTATAGGGCTATGCTAATTAAACAAGCTATAGACAAAGGCTATGATATTGATGAAGCATATAAGACTACTCTTGGACCTATTCATTTAGATAGAGAGGAAATAGTACCAGGTAAGTTTATATATGTTGGCGATAGAGAATTGCCAACTTTAATTGGTTTTAAGAATAGACCTGGTGTAGTAGCTATACGAGATATGTTTGGTAATTTAATTTAGTTAGGTAGTTATACTAAAGCTAAATTACAAAGATACAGAAAAGCTACTTGTAAAGACTATATTGCTTGGGTTAGAGGTAATAAAGTATATGTAGAAGGAGATTCTAATTAGTTAGAGTATATAGAAGTAGATGTAATTGCAGAAGATCCTACAGAGGAGAAAGCTTGTTATAATCCAGATAGTGATTATCCAATACCAGCATCTATGATACCTACTATTACTTAGATGATACTTGAGAAAGAATTAAAGATATTAGTAACACAACCTAGTGATGTTACTAATGATTCCAAGGACGATACTTAGAATAGATATAGTAAATGAGAGAAAGAGTAAAATACAGACGTAAGAGTTATACTGTTGCTGACTTCTACACAAACTATAAGAAGAGTATTGATCCTAATACATAGTATGATGTAGATTTAAAAACTTATAAAGCAATAGTAACTGATTACTTTAAATACATACGTGATGAAATAATGTACAATTGCAAAGAATTCAAACTCCCATGCAGATTAGGTACATTACAAGTAATCAAACATTAGCCAAAAGAATTCTCTGGTAAGAGTTTAAGATGGGATTGGAAATCAACAAAGGAAACTGGAGAACCAGTATACTTACTTAACGAGCATAGTGGTTACTTCAAATATAGATTTCACTGGTCTAAAAAGAATTGTTTACTAACTAATAAGGGTAAATATTAGTTCATAGCTTCAAGAGAAAACAAACGCACACTCGCTCAAATTATTTTTAATAAGTTAAAGGATTATCCAGAATTATGATAAACAATAGAATGATTAGCTCTAAGACTGTTCTAGCAAAGGTCATTGCGGATTTAGACTTAAAAGAGGATCAGATTAAAATTTCTGATATTTCTGAGTGGATTTGCGAAGGAATGCTAAAGATTGGAGCTATACAACAATATGAACACAAAGTAGCAGTACTACCAGTTAATTGTCATTAGGCTTCCTTACCATGTGATCTATATAAGTTAGGTTAGGTAGCATTTTCATTTTGTAATAATGGTGGTTGGTTACCTATGAGAAAAGCTACATCTAGCTTTGGAGTATACCATGACAAATGTGTAGATAAGCCGTGTATGCTTATACCAGATGCAGGTCTAATACCTTTAGTAAAGAACTTATTTAATTTAGTATCTGATAGAGAAGCTTTAGATAAGCTTAACTCGGATTCTAATATGCGTGATACTTTAAGTGCTTTAGTAAATCAGTATACAGTGGCTAGTCCATCTAACAGATATGTAAATGGTAAATTTGCTCATACCGATGGTACAATGTACAGCGCAGATTTATAGTATATGACAAAACCAGGTTATATTATGACTAATATACCTACCGGTTTTGTCAAAATAGAATATTATGCTATATTTACTGATGAAGAAGGCATACCTATGATACCAGATATGGAATCCTATAAAGAAGCATTATTGTGGTACGTTACATTAAAATTAATGTATCCGAGAAAGCTAAAGGGACAAATATCTTAGTAGGATTACTTAGAAATGAAGACTAGCTGGAACTACTATAGAAAGTAGGCTTATGCTGAAGCTATGTTACCTGGAGTAGATGAACTGGAAAGTATTAAAAATACCTATCATAAGCTTTATCCAGAATTTAATGATCATGATACTTTCTTTAGTACTACTGGTGAAGAACAAATACTTTATAATTAGAATAGATTATGATTAGTAATACAGCTCAAATAAATACATTTTATGGTGGAATGAACACTGATAGTGCCGCCAGTATGTTACCAAGTAATCAATATAGATTTGGTTAGGATGTTCGTATCATTACTGATGATTCTAGTACTAGTGGTGTTCTTTAGAGTGTAGAGGGTGCTAAAAAGTATAATTATGGCATCAAGAGTACTGAAGAAATAATAGGTACTGCAACTATTAATGATATTGCTGTAGTAGTTACTAAGTTAGTGGATGGCTATAATAAGATATATCGTATAGAAAATTTTGATTCTCCCAATTTAGTTAGTACAGTTGTATTATAGGGAAAATTAAGGTTATGTGAGGAAGCTAATTCAAATCAATTGAGTATAGTATTAAATTATGAAACACAATCAAATATTAAAGCTTACTTTACAGATGGCAATTCATCTATTAAGGTAATTAATATTATGAGTGATAAGTATGTAAAATATCCTAATGAAGATAATCCATTAGTAGATTCTGATGGTAACATACTTAATCCTGATAGCATTGATATAATACCTAATGCAGTGTTACCTCCATTTGAAATTACAGAAATAGTATCTGGTAACTTTCAAGCTGGCATGGTATAGTATTGTTATAGACTATATAATCCTCATTCTCAACAGACATCTATATCTAGTTTGAGTAATTGTGTGCATCTAGATGCTTCTAGTATTAGTGCTAACTTAGTAGATCATTATGGATCATAGAAAGATTCCTATACTGGTAAAGGATGTACTATATAGGCTCCATTAGATACTAAAGATTTTAATAGGTGTACTATTATTCGTATCTTCTATAAAGATAACAATTCTACTCCTACTTATTCTATAGCAGATGATATAGAAATAGATACAGACAAGAATGTAATAAGTTATACAGATACAGGCAGTAATTAGCTTAGTGTTATGACTCAAGAAGAATTTAACGCCTTTACTAGTTATGCTTTTATTTGTAACAGCATTACTTCTGTATAGAACAGATTATTTGCTTCTAATATTACAGAAACCTCTTGGGTTCCTATGATAGAAGATAACGGTAAGTTAGTAGAATATGATGCTAGAGCATATAGAGCAAATAAGGATGGTAACGTTAGATTAGAAACTTCAGATCCAAATGATTATATGTACTTTGGAATTGAAGACTATGATACAATGCGTAAAGTTCCAGCGCATCACGATTGTATTAACCCTTATAATGCTAAGAGAGACATTAGTGGGTCGTTAACTATATTACCATACGTTTACGGTAAGGATGATAAACTAGGAGGTAACGGTCTTAATATAGAGTATAGTTTCGTATATACTGAATTAAAGGAAGACTTTATTTCTATTTTAAATGGCGGGTTAAGAAACAATGTAGGTATTAGCAATAGTTCGGAAACTGTAGAAAGTATGGACTTATATCATGTAGATCCAACAGATATATTTTTTAACAAATAGGAACTAGCTACTACTAAGAAAATAAAGACTGCCACAAGATAGAAGAATTACGCTGATCCAGTAATATCTGCTTTATTTAGAAGTTATCAACGAGACGAGGTATATAGATTTGGTATAGTATTCTACAATAGTAAATCTATAGCATCACCAACATTATGGATAGGGGATATAAGATTTCCTAACATGGATACTTTTCCGGCATTTAATTAGGATATAAGTAATAATGTATTTTAGTCTATGCCTATAGGAGTTAGATTTACAGTAAAAAACTTCCCTATAGATGCTGTATCATATGAAATAGTTAGATGTGATCGTACTGAACAAGATAGAACAATTGTATCACAAGGAGTAATTACTTCATTACATAATTATAAGATAGTAGAAGATAGAGATAATGGTGAAGTTGGTAGAGGTACATCTAAAGATACGAATGAATACAGACCTATGCCATTTTTGATGAACAAGCGTAGGCAAATGGTAATGGATCTTACTGGTTCTGTATTTAAAAGAACTAGTACTATAGATACTAATGATATAATATCTGGGTATTGGAGATTTATATCTCCTGAGGTTTGTTTTAATGGAGAGAAAGCGGAAGAAGTATTCAAAGATAATGTGTATCTTAAATAGGAAGGTCTTATTCATTCCTATTTTAGTACAGCAGAAGTAGATACAACCACTGGAGTAAATGTATAGAATTGGGTAGGAATGAATAATAGAAGTGTATATCCACCTAATAATACAGTTGTAAATTCATCTGAATATAGAAAATGGACCAAGGTAGTCAATAAAGATGACAGCCAATCTGAAAATGCAGCTCAAGTATTTAAAATTCATAAAGATGATTTCTGTGGGGCTTACATACAAAAATTCTATTCTAAAGGATCTTCTATCTATAATTCAGCAGAATAGACTATTATAGATGCTAAACTTGCAAAAAATATACCTTATAATGTAACTAATAATGGTGGTGTAGCTCCTTATAAGATAAATATAGGTGACATTGCTTATACTAATTGGGCAACTAGTGAATTTTATAAAGCTGGAGATAGTGATAATGTTGTTACCTATGGTCCAGCTGGGCCATGTATGATACTACAATCTTCTGAATAGGATAAGCAAAGTATAGAAGGAGTTTCTGCTTACAGAGACTCTAATATGATGAATAATTGCGTTGTAACTGTAGTTAATGTTAAAAAAGCAATTATACCTTACAGTGGTAATACTTATTCATCTAGAACTAGTAATACTTATATACCTGTTGGAGCTTATGGTAATAAAGCTAATAATACAGTATATGCATTTGGTGGTGATACTTACTTAGGGATACTAGACTATCCGTGCCAGATGATATTTCAAAGGAATGATGTAAATGAATGGAATGAAAACAAGAGATACTTTGGAGCTTACATTCCTTTAGAAAGCACTATAAACCTAAAGTTATCTATGGGTGAAATGACCAATAGAACATACAATGCAGGTACAGGTGCAGTGGATGCTTTTATGCAATTAGAGCCTACTCAAATGTAGCAATATCATTCCCAAAGTAAACCATATTATTTGTATAATGATGTTTATTCAGTAACACCAGATGCTAAATTATTCAGTACTAGAGGTCTATACGATGAAGCTAATGTAAAATCAGCCAATAGAGTGTATGTATCACAGGCTAAAACCATCAATGAAAATATAGACAATTGGTCTGTATTTAAACCAGCTGATTTCATAGATGTAGATTATCAGTATGGAGAAATAACTAACATACGAGGTATATTTAATAGATTATACTTTTGGTAGAATAATGCTTTTGGAGTATTATCTGTAAATGAAAGATCATTGATACAAGATAATAATGTAGGTTAGTTAGTATTAGGTACTGGTGGTGTATTAGATAGATACGATTACTTAAGTACTTTAAATGGTACTAAGGTTATTAATGATAGAAGTATAGTAAACTCTAGTAATAGCATTTATTGGTATGACTAGGATAAGAATGAAATATGTAAATCTACAGGAGGAGGAATAAGTATAATAACAAAAGACTGTAACGTACAATCATATATGAACACAATGTATAGTCAGAAAACTAAAGGAGCTAATTCATTGTATGATAAGAAATATGATGAAGTATGGTTTAGATTATATAATAAGTCTTTGATATATAATGAGAAGCTAAATGTATTTACATCTTTATATACATTTGATCCAGATTTTACGTTACCTCTCAGAGATAAGGTTGTAGCTACTAAGAATAATGAATTTTATGTAATAAATTCATTAGATATAGAAGGATTTGGTGATACAAGTAAGGATATAAGACTACGAATCATAGTAAACAAAGATCCTCAATATACTAAAGTATTTGATAATATTGCATTACAAGGAGAATTTATAGATCCTAATAATAAGATATTAACTAATGACATATTAGATGGAATAAAATTCAATACTAAACATCAAGTAGCGAATAAAGAAGGAGAAGATTTAGTATTTGACTATCGTGAAGATACTTATAGAATGCCTGTTCCAAGATAGGATCAATTCGAGGAAGAAGACAATATGTCATTTCCTGCTAGAATGAGAGGTAAATATATGGTTTGTGATTATAAGTTTAAATCAGATAAGGATTATTCTTTTTAGATACCTTAGATAACAACTACTTATAGATATTCTAGAATTTAATATGAAAAAGAATAAAAACAAAAGAAAAATACAGATTCCTGCTGCGTAGTTTGGTTTGCCGGTATCTTTAAGTAATATGCAGGAATTACAATCCTCTATATCTAGAGGTATTGCTCCTAATAATCCTAGCAACCTTATAGTTAAAAGTAACCCTACTAAGGTTGGTATAGGAAATATATCTGGTATAACTTAGGCAATACCAGGGACTATAAATACATTAACAAGTCCTTTTTAGACATCTACAGCTACTACAGGCGGAGAAGCCACTATGCAATCTATTGCAGGTATTGCAGAAGGAGCAGGATCTGGTGCACAACTTGGTATGACTATAGGGGGGCCTGTAGGTGAATTAGTAGGTGGTATAGCTGGTGCAGCTGCTGGTCTCATAGGTAAAAAAGGAAAGGCAGCAGAAATGACCTCATTTACTGACTTTGATGAAGGTACTCTGGGTACTGGCTTAAGAGGTGCATTTAGAAATAAGAAACTTAGAAGACGTAGAGCTGCTATAAGATTGAACGCATTTCAAAATAGAGAAGCTGTAGCTGGTACAGAAAGATTAGCTAATGAGTTTAATGAAGATAACACAGAGTTTGATACTGATGTATTTGAATACGGTGGTAAAGTTCCTTCATCATTGGCTTATGTAGATGATGGAGAACTAATATAGACTCCAGATGGTTCAGTAAGTAAAGTACCTGAACAAGGATAGCCTACAGATAGTAATTTAGTAAACTTACCTGAAGGAAGTAGAATATTAAGTAATACTTTGAAAGTACCGGGTACAAATAAAACCTTTGCAGAATTAGGTGATAAAGTAATGACTAGAAAGAAAAGTAAAGGAAAAGATATATATGCTTAGAACTCTGATATGTTAAATAATATGAACAATCAGTTGTTACATGATAAGCTATTTACTATGCAAGAAAATTTGAAAGCAAAAAGAGGAATTAAATCCAAAAGTAAAAGTATAAATGCTTTCGATAATGGTGGTTTAAATCCTTATAAGTATGATACTACATTCACAGATTATGATAATCTGTATTCTCCACAGTATATGAATTTTGTTAATTCTCTAAAAGAGAATGACGCTACTTCATCTAATTGGCTTAATAGAATTAATAGTGGTGAATTTGGTAATATTGGTGGTAATAAGTTTTCTATTGCCAATATTAAGCGTCTTGCTACAGACAGAAAAAAAGGTCCTGTACATAATGCTATGCTGGCTGCTTCTACAGCTTATGCTAAAGAAAACCCTGTAAATCCAGTTACTGCTCCAAATGTAGATTTAGTATTAGATATGCCAACTGATGCAGAACAAAATGCTATGTTAAATGTATCAGCTACTCCTCAAGATATTGCATATCGTAAAACACCACGAGATATCAGGAGAGAAAGAATAGGTAGTCTTACAGATAGTTTATCGGGTTTGACATCAGGTATTGCATCATTGGCTCCTATAATGTCTAATCTGTTTACTAGCGACCCAGAAGCTGTACCAGCAAACTATAACCCGTATGCTACAGCTATTACTAATACTATGGGTAGACGTAGATTCAATATTAACCCATTACTTAGAGATATAGAACAGAATAGAAATGCAGCTAACTATAGTGCTAGTCAGTACAAAACAAATACTGGACATGATATGGCATTCAGATTACAAACCGCTATTGCTGCTAATAAAGCAAATGCACAAGCAAGAGCTACTGAGAACAATGCTAATAATCAATATAGAGCTGAATATGCAAATGCTATGAATGATCTCGGTCAGCAATGGGTTAATGCAACTAATCTGGCTTCAGATCTTAATGCACGTAATAGAGCTGCTGCAAGAAATATACGTAGAACTGGTTTAGGTCAGTTAAGTCAATGGGCGCAGAATAGAGAATTAATGAGTAACCAAAGAAGTAGAGATAATGCTATGCTTAAGTTATATGATCCTTTCTTGCAAGCTGGTTTTACTAATGCTGATTTAACTGAATTTAGAAAATATTTGAAAAAGGGAGGAAATAAATAATGAGCGCCAATAGATATGATTAGGCTGCAGAAGCCCCTATATTAAATACATATGTTCCTATTAACTTTGGAGAATTATACAGAATAGGAGCAACACAAAAAGCCGCAGTAGAGGATGCGGCTAAACAATTTGGTACAGCTTTGTAGAAGTTTGGTGAGTTTCAATCTCCTTCAGCTATAGATACGCAAACATGGTATAATAATACTATTGGTAGAGAAGACATATAGAATGTTATTAACTCTATGGTATCTAATCCTGATTGGATGAAGGATTCCGCTAATAGGGCTACATTACAAAGTATACTAAACAGCGTAGATTATGCTACCCTTAGTAATCTAAAACAGAGCAGAGAAGGTTTGTTGACTAGACAGAAGGCAAATCAACAATTAATGTTATCTGGTAAATATAATCCATATTGGCATGATGTTGATTTTACTAATTATGATACTACTAAATCCGGTACGTTTAATGATGTATCACCTTTGGCATATAAATCAGAGGTAGATTTAGTTAGACCATATGTAGACAACCTTAAAGCAAGTTGGATTAGAGATGAAGGGTTTGACAGATGGAAAGGAGTTACTGCAGAAAGAACAATGGAGGAAGTTGATAACAACATATCTTCTATACGTAACACTCCTGAGTATGCTAAGCATGTTCAATCTTATATGAAGCGATATAATCTAAGTGAGAAAGATGCACGGGACATGCTGGATACTACTTTGTATACTGCAGCTAGAGAGTTTGCATGGGAATTACCTGAAACAAATACTGCTGCATTACAAATGTATCTTGCTAGAATGAAATACGGTCAACCAACCAGAATAACTGTACTTCAAGAAGAAGCTGCAACTAAAATGGATAACTATAAAAGAAATATGGTTAATAACTATATCTCTCAGTCTGGTAAAGGCCTTAGTGAACTTACTCCAGAAGATTGGACTAAAATTAACGGAGCTATGTATAATAGTATGGCTAATGGAATACCAGAAGAGGTAAAAGGTACACTTACCCCTACTGAATATTTTAACTATAAAGAGTATACTCCAATAAAAATTAAGCCAGCAGATAAAAAGGCGGCTAGCTTACCAAATGACAATGCTGAGAAATATCAATATGAATTAGGTGACATGCTTCTTACTTAGAAGGGGGCAATAGCCAGAGATATTCCGGCTGGGGTATTTACAGTAGAAAGTGGAACTTCTATACCTACTATGATGAGTCCTACAGTAGGTGCTGGTATGTCCATTAAAAGTGCTCCAGTTAATGTCTATTATGATCCTAAGATCATTGAAACAGCATTAGCTACTATATCTTCAGATGGTGTATTTGCTCCAAACAATAAGACTTTTTCTTACTCTAATGGAGAGCAGAATATACTTATGAAAGAAGGTAGTCTTATTATTCCTAAAAAAAGATTCAAATAGGTAATTGAACAAATTATTGATTCTGAACCTGATAGATATAAAGGTATTAGTGCTAGGAAGTATATGAATATTCTCACGGGTGGTTATGGTTCTACTGACAGAACTATGAAGCTTATAAATGAACTTAAAGGTAAATATGATATAGATGGAGTTGAATATTCAGATTTAATCGAAATTAAAATGGCTAGACCTGTAGGTATTTCTTCAAGTTATAACCAGACTCATAACCTAGGATTCAATAAAGAATACTAGGGAACCAAAATAAACCAAGAATTATATAGTGATGTATTAGGTCAATCAGTAGAAGAAGCTACTGCAGGATTTAAAAGTAAAAGCCAAAGTAGAGAATCCTCGATTCTTAATTATATTTGGCAAACCAAAAGCCGGTAAAACCACTCTAGCGTCTAGATTAGA